AGCCTCGTTGGGCTCTCCTCTAACTTTCATTAGAGCGCAGACTATATCTTCATCCGAGGTTTGGCTGGTGACCACTGTCCCTACGATTTTAGAGCTTCGAGATTCTAAAGAATCTCTCATCTTAGTCGTTGAACGTTCCCCTTTTCGGGGCTTCGCTGCTGATTACCAATTATTCTAGAACTTAGGATTTAACCCTATTCGATCCCAATCATTTTTTCTACTTTCGTCGCTTTCAAGCTTGAGTTTGTTTCATCTCTACTTTGTAGCTGATTGGGCTTTACGGCTTTCCAGCATTTCAATCACTATTTTTTCATACCCCTCTCAGGATACGGTGACTATTCATTATGTTTAATCACATTCAGAATACTTCCTCCAAAGTTTGCTAAGTGAGCTTTCAACAATAGGTTTAGATCGTTCAGCTGTTTCAGCTAGTTTTAAAAATTCATCAAACTTCATACAACCTTCATTCTTAAGTAATAACAATATTATACGCCAAAGTGTGTAGTTTGATCAATGCCTCGCAGCACATATCAATCGATTCTTCACAACAGCACCCCGTACGAATTAAAAACTTTATCCAAACAAGGACAAGGATGGTTTCGTCAACAGATTCGTGACATTAAAAAGAACCGTTTTAACAAGTACCAGTTTATTATCAATGGTCATCAAGATACCGTTCGCCGTCTTGAAGTGGGCAAACTATACTTCTTTGAGTATGTTGCCAAATATGGTGGAATGGGAAGTGATATCCCCACAAGTCAACAATTACCCGTATGGGACCGTTATCCTCTTGTGCTGCCTTTTACAACTGCCCCTAATGGCTTTATTGGTATCAATTTACACTATCTACCAATTCGTGCACGTGCATGGCTGCTTGATAAGTTGTTAGGAACCGCCAACATCCCTGCAAACAAATTGCGAATTAATTGGCAAATTCTTTCGAGCTTGAGTCGTATTGATATTGGTCAATATGCAACTCACCGTTATCTGTTGAACCACATCACAAGTCCATTTCGTTTAGTTCGAATTGATGACTATGCAAACGCAATTATGTTACCATTTGCTGGGTGGTATGGTAAGGATCGTCGTTTGGTTAACCGATTCCGTAACATTGGGTAAAGATAATGAAGATTCCTTTTATTAAAGATCTCAATCCTGCGGTTACTAACATAAAAGATTTATTTGGCGTTGACGTCAATCCATATAATCTGATTAATCGCCAAGGGGTACATCATAGTTGTTATTATGATATCATTATTCCAGTTCCAGAAATGGTTGTTAAAATGCTACATGCAAAGCATAACACAAAGATTTCAGGTTCTGCTCTTGCTGAGAGGTTAAACCATTTTTGTGTGGAAGCTGTAACTGCTCCTGGAACAATTTTAAGCACCTCTATTCGTGTTGGCGGTGAGGCAATTGAAATTCCATACGATCGACAATATGACTCATTCCAGACCACATTCTACGTTGAAGGTGGCTATGAAGACAATGGCGGAATGACATATAATGTGTTTCAGGCATGGTTAGATACCATATATCCACCAATCACACGTAACTTTGCGTACCCGGACGAATATACAACAACAGTCAAACTCGCACTGTATACAACGCCAGATGCCAACCCTTTATTTGGCAAAGAACATATTGTGATAGTGAATTATATGGAATGTTGGCCAGCATCAATTCAGAGCATCACTGCAACTGGTCGTAGCGGTTCAACCCCAACCGAGTTTACGGTGACATGGAAGTATCGATATTGTATTACAGGGCCCCTTGATCAAGATCAAAGTGCACTGAATTCTATTGCAGATTTAGTTAAGAATGGATTCCGAGTATATCGAAGCGCTAATAATTGGTATAAAGATGCAAAGAAAACATATAGTTCATTGAAAGATGCTTGGAAATCTATTAAGGATTGGTTTTAATTAATATGAACACAAAAACACAACGAAGTCTCAATGAGGTTTTTAATGTAGACCCTATTCCAGATGACGCATTAGAACCAAAAAAACGTGAAATTATTCCTGTAGAAGATGTTCCCAATGATCAAGTGGTTCCTTTTGATGATAGCCAAAAAGAACTCGAAGATCAGCAGATTAAACAAGACGTTAGTGATGATTATGACATTGCTCGCGACAACCTAAAACGAATGATTGATCGCGGAGATCAATTACTTGATCTTGCAATTCAACTTGCACACGGAACTGAAGACTTTAAAACAATTGACAGCGCTTCAAAACTGATTGGCCAAATGGCTGATTTGAATACACGGTTGCTTGATCTTACCTCGAAGAAACAAGACGTGATTGTTAAAACACGCCCAAAACAAAACAAGTTTGCAGGACCTGTTGATAACGATTCGTCTGTTATTGGATCTGTGACTAACAACACAATGTTTGTAGGAAGCCCAACTGATCTTCTTAACATGCTTAAGCAGCAAACAAACAACGATAATATTATTACGGTACCAAACACAAAGGAACACAATGCTTAAACCATTGCCAGCTAATACAAGCTATACAGTACATGAAATTTTGATTCCCAGCATGGGTAAAAAGTTGCGCTTTCGTCCATTCCTTGTTAAGGAAAACAAAGCGTTGATGATTGCACAGGCAAGTAATGATCAACTTGTGATGTTGAACACATTAAAATCAATTGTCGCAAGTTGCTGTGTCGAACAGCAACCATTAGATGTTGATCAACTAGCAACTTTTGATTTTGAGTATCTCTTGATTCGTCTTCGTAGCATTAGTGTTGATAATAACGTCACATTGAATGTTGTTTGTGAGGATCCTCATGATGGGATGCCAGAACAATCACGCACATCGCAGGTTTTGCTAAATCTCGACAATATTGAAGTAATTGGGCTTGAAAAATACAAAACCAAAATTCGCCTCAGTGACGATCTCTTTGTTTTGATGAAAAAACCAACAATGGAGATGCTTGAAGAGCAAGAAGAAGTTACTGATTATGAAAGCAATATTCATCACGTGATGAAACAAATTGATAAGATTTGTACTGACGATGAAGTATATGATGTTAGTGAATACACAGAACAACAATTGCTTGATTGGATTGATGGTTTGACTGACACGCAATTACAAAATATGCTTGAATATTTTAACACGATTCCATATTGTCGAATCAAAGTTGAATGGACATGCCCAGTCTGTGGAAAGCGAAATGTTCGCTATATTGAAGGAGTTTCCTCTTTTTTCTAATTTTTCTCTCAGATGAGACAGTGGAAAATTATTACAAAACCAATTTTACACTGATGCAATATTACAATTGGTCACTACGAGATGTAGAGGAAATGTATCCATTTGAGAGAGCGATTTATATTGCAATGATTAACAATTATCAGCAAGAACAAGAAGAAAAAGCAAGAAAACAAAACAATCATTTTTAACATCTAACAAAAATGGCAAACACCTTAAACAATGAACAAGGGGTCGTTAATGCGATCCACAAACTAGTTGAACAACAACGTGCTCAACGCAAGCAGACGGAACGATTTCAGCAGGCCCTTCGCTCATCGTTTACGGACACAATGCGCGAATCGATGAAAGATCTTTTGCAAAGTCGTGCTTTTAACGAAGATGCACGCTTTCAAAAGCAACGTGACGTTCTTCGTGAGTTCACCCAAAAAGAACAAAAGGCCCAAAATCGAATCGACAAAATGAAGGATCGAGATGGGTTCGACAATGTCGGCTTAATGGACGTATTGAACCCCAAAAAGTGGCGAGAGGCAACAGACCAGTTTCGAAGTGAGCATAATGATTCAATTGCGGGAAAGTTGATGCGTAGCTACCGCGCTAAAACGGGAGCGCTGTCGATCGACAGCAAAGTTGCGTTAAAAGCCCATAAAGCAGCTGCATATGGTGAACTGGAAGATGCAATTCGCGATTCGCTATCGGTTCTAAAACCAGAACTCGAAAAAGAAAAAGAAAAAGACCAAGAGAAAGAAAAAAGTGATGATGCCAATAATGGCAATACTGTCAACCAAGAACTCAAAGAACAAAAACAGCTTACGGTTGAACAAACAACAACATTAACTGAGATCTCCCAGGTTTTGAAACGGGGGCTGACAACACAACCACAAATCACAGAAAAGATTGCAGATGACGTCGCTTCGATTAACAAACAAATCGTTGACTTCCTTCAGCCAGCAGCAGGAAAGAACCAACAATATTCAGTTGAAGAACGAGTAGAAACCCAACAGACTGAACGCACCAAAGTCGATTTGATCAAGACAATGTCCAATGACATTCACACTTTGTTGACCATTACAGCAAGTGGATCGAAAGATGGCGAAAAGAAAGGTGGTGGCCTTTTGTCTGGTGTTATGGGGGCTTTAGGTAAAGGATTTTCATTTTTACCAAAATTGATTGGTATGGGCATGGTTGGTTTGTTAACCGCAGCTCTGACCGATCTCAAAAAGATGAAAATTGCGGTTGATATTGCAGCAAAAGCAATCCCAATTTTGCTAACAATGATCAAGCCAATTGGTGAAGCTGTTGCTGAAGCTGTCAAAAAAGTTTTATCTAAGATTCCAGGTCTCGACGATTTGTTTGAGCATAAGCCAGATGTCAAAGTCAAAACGAAGATTGGTGATAAACCTGACCCCAAAACAGATCCAAAGAAGGCGCCAGGAGAAATAACGACTGACAAAAATAAAAAAGTTGAAACCCCAGCTGACAAAAACACTATTGGCAAATCAGAGACGGATGCTAACAAATTAAAGCCTAAAGAGTCTGATCCTGCAAAGGCACTTGAAGCTGAAAATCGTGCGACAATCGCAGCTAAAGGTGCCAAAAAGGAATTGATTCCAGATGCAACACATGCTCTCAAATTAGCCAAGCCTCTAGCTAAATTAACTGGAGGATTATCTATATTTGCTGAGGCAGGCAGTGCATTATGGACAGGTAAAGAACGCTTTGATGAGATTGAGGCACTTGCAGCTAAAGAAGGTTGGACTGAAAAACAACTTGAAGAAGCTAAAGCCAAAATAGTGGGAGAAACTGCTTCTGATGCAGCAATTGGGGTTGGCGGGGCTACCACAGGTGCTGTTATTGGTGGTTTTATTGGGGCCTTAGGTGGCCCTGTGGGGGTTGCTCTTGGTTCATGGCTTGGCGGCGCTGTTGGTGGAATGATCGCCGAAAAGGTCAAAGATACTGATGTGGGTAAAGAATTAACTCAATCGGCAGGCGGTACGGTTCAAAAACTTTGGAATTGGTATAGTGGAGATGATAATATCACTCCTGTCAAACAAGACCAACAAGGGAATCGAATGCAGTCGAAGGCTAGTCTACAAGAGAAGTCAGGTCAGACGGTTGTTAATGTTAACACCCAAAATAACAACAATAATACAGCTGTCAATGGTGGAGGAACCCCACAACCACCATTTACTGCAGTCGATGATTTAGACGGTGTTCGACGTTATGCATATTCAGGGAACTTCATAGGGACCGATTAAAACAAAAACCTCGGCAAGGAATAAACCTGCCGAGGTTTATTTTTTGGAAACATGTTTCCTATTTTTGCATTTCGGCCACACATTTCTTCAACGCCTTATGAATTAGATCTGCAATTGTTTTAGGATCATCAAATCCTTGGACTTTCATTTGTACAAGAGGACCCTTTTTTATATTGGTAATAAACTCGCAACTTAACATGTCGTCTATAATTGTTGCTTCTCCTTTAATATATTGCAGCTCCCCAACTCGATAATTGACGGTTGTGAGAAACATGGTAAGACGAATTACATTGTCATGTTGAATTCCATCAACAAAAACACTAAAAGGCGAATAATTCTTTCTGCCAACTAGTGTCTTAATTTTAACTAATTTAGACATTATTACGACCCTTCGTCTCAAAGAAAACCCCCATAACTGGGGGTGTTTTGTATTTATGAATCTAATTATACATTAGGCTTTGTTCGTCGTCAACAGCTCATTTCAGGAATTTTTGCACGAAATCATCGACATGATATACAGTACCACGTGGTTGAGTATTGCGGTAGACCACATTGAAATCTGGGAACCGATTATACTGCTTTGAGCGACACACGAGACACTGCTGTTCCCATTCGCCCTCATGACCATCCGAGTTCATTTCGCGAACACTGATGTTAAAATACACACGACTGGTACCATTCATTGGAATTAACACCTCATCCAACCTGAAGCCGACACTCGAGCGACAATTCATGAATTTTAGCGAGGTACCCATTGCCTTCCAATGATTACATGATAATGGGGTACGACTAGTAGCTACAATATAGGCACCCTGAATAATGTTTTCAAACGTATCTTGCGATCCTTGAGCTGCGTTGAGCATAAACTCAATTGCTGGAGGTAATGCATCACTAAACGTTCCACTATTAGGTTTAAACGTACGAGCTTTTTCTTCATCATTAAGATACTCAACAAAAGTTTCATCAACTGGATTGATTTTGACAATTGTTTTCAACTTGCCATTATCCGCAACTTCACCAAGATACTTTTTAATTGCTTTAAGAGCCGCTTGGGTACCATTCAAATGTGTTAATGGCTTTAAACCAAGCTGATCAAGATATGTCGAGGCGGCGATTGCACCCTGAATAGCTACCGTATCTTTCTTAAGACTAACAGGAATGAAATTTTTCATATCACCAATGTAATCATTATATTCGGCGATATTATCAGTCTTTGATATATCAAGTGTAACCCCTTTTCGCACAAAAATCATGTCTGCAGGATTCCACTTATCTTCAGCAATTTTACTCAACTTGGCACCAATTTTACGAATCTTGTTGTAAAGATTGGTTTTGTGATGCATTTCATACTTGCCTTGAAGAATTTCAGGATATTTCTTACAAATTAAACTAGCGCTCCCTCGATTCGATTTGATCCAATTATCATTACTAGAAAGCTGCTTAAGTTGGTCAATTGCTTTCTGTAAATCTTCTTCAGATGCACAATGAACGAGATTGGACGGTTTGTATTGATCGAAATTGACAAACTTGTTGTGCTGAATCAACATATCAACCGCCAACATAAATCCAATCTCACCGGTGTCATCACTAACCTTAGCTTTTTGGGTGCCAGAAAGTCCATTGTACTTGACCTTGGCTAGATTAGACCACAGTTTAGCTTTAATGTTGGGATTTGTTACTGCAGCATTAAAATCATCCACTGTTGGCTGTGGGCCATAAATGTTGACAAGTTGGTGCCTAATTTTGATTAACCTTTCTCTATCAAAATCATCCAATGTGACAGTTTCACCTATCTTCGATACACTGCCCGAATGTACATCAACATCTTTTCCAGCAAGAAGATCATCAATCACAGCCAGGCTGTATTTGTTATCATGTTTGGACCAATCTTTAGGCCCAAACTTAGATTCCTCAACTAAAATAAATTGTTTGAAAGATAGCATCATATCTTTGTTCGCTCCAATTTCATTCAATACTTAATGAAAGCCTAACAAAAAAAAGCCACCTGATCAGGTGGCTAATTCAATTTAAAAAGCAAAAAAATCTTCGAGATAGCTTTCCTGCTTAGTCTTCCATTCTAGTGGTGCGATCATCTTTTCGATCATCGCAAGGAACGTCTTCTCAAACATCATTTCGCGATCAATGTAATCATGTACATTAAACTCTACTGGTAACGTTTCTTGAAAAGCGACACACTTTTCGTGAATTGGGTTGGGCAATCGAAGATAGATGAACTTGATTTTATCGCCATCTTCAATTGGCTTTCTGACTTCATCTAATCCCTTCTTCTTTAGAAGATCGTTATAAACCAAAGCTCCTCGAACATGAGCAGGGGTGCCTTTAATATAAAGCTGTGACTCAGGAAAATCAAGTTTATCTTTCAGCTTTTCCTTCTCGACCGGATTACCCTCATTTTCATACATCTTCTGAACGTTTTCTTTGAGGTAAGTTGAGATATTCGTCACCCCTCGTGGAAAAGCAATCTGTTCAGCAGTAAATTCATCATATTTGCTTCGCACGTTTTTGATGTACTCCTGCATCTGTTTTTCGTTACCCTTCAAAAGGATTGGAATACTTTCACGCAATGCATCTTGAATAACTTCTGGTGTTGAGCTTTTAACCAACTGAAGGCCCATGATCTTCAAATAACCAATCCCTCCGTTGACTTCAGTGCCATCTTGATCGTACATCTCATATTGTACACCTTCACTGTTGTACACATTCATTACATACGATTTCGCAGCCACACTAACCATTTGGTCAATGATATTCTCTCGCTTCATCTTAAAGCGATGTTCATATGCGTTCATGTAATCGCCAAGCTCGTCATAACTTTTCTCAATATAAGGATGAAGAACCTTTTCACCAAGTTGATTGAGAAAGTCTAGCTTTTGCTTACGATTGATGTTCTTTGGACAATATTTGTCAACAATATCTTTCAGATCAAGAACAACCGAGTCAGTATCAATCAATACGACACGATCCTTGGGGATCCCAGTTTTAGCGTCAAGAAACTCATTTAACTTACGCTCAATCCACTTAATTGCTTGCTGACCTGACGTCGTTACACTACTAGCAAGACTGAGATTAAAATAACGAAAGCTTGTGTTACCAAGAGCACCATAAAGAGAATTCAAACAAATTTTTAATGCCATTTGCTTACTATTCAACATTGCAGCTTTTTGAGCATATTCCTTTTCGAGCTGCAACAGTTGCTCGGTACTCATTGACTTAAAATCTGGAGTTTCTATTTCATTAGACACTTATTTTATTCTCCTTTATGCTCAATACATGATTGTGTAGTGTTACTAACTTTCACCAAGACTTATCTTTTTGAAACAAAGCGTACAACTTTTCATAACGCTTGTGATACTTCTTGCATCGTTTGACAAGATCATCGAGATCACCCTTACGTGCAAGGTTATCAATATACTCATGATCAAATCTCGTGATGTCGCTGTTATGAAGAGCGTCAGCGCATTTGACAACACGTCCAACTGGATGCTCACTTACACGCTTGAAATATTCACTATACTTCTCACCTTCCTGTCGAGTCAACACATTAATAGCATCAATGATTGGCTTTGCACAATTAATCGTTGAGCTATCGGTTCCCCAAAGGCACTCAATCATATCAAACACAGCATCGATCTCATCCACATCACAATCTTCGACAACATCATGACAAAGGCCGACAATGTAACAAATGTCTGCAAACTCAAGGCTTCGACTGTATTCGAGCGCAAAACAATAAGCGTTATGAGCAACAAAAGCTAGATGATTAATGTAGGGGGAACCAGCTTTGTCTTTACGCTTACGAAAAATGAAATCAATCAACGAATACAGTCGATTGATGTCTTTCTGATCAAAAGTAGTGGGGTAATAGTTTTCCATTGGGTGACAGCTTTTCATTGTTATACAACCTCCGCATTAATAGCTCAGCATCTCATCATCACCACAATCACAATCATCAATCCCTTCGATATAATCGGCCATAGTACACCTCTTCAAAATTGTTAGCATATGCATTGTACCACTATTTCGACTAAAGTGCAACGCCATAAGTGAACTACCCTTGACTTAAGTCAAGGGCTTCGTGCTTCGTAGACAACCCTTGGATCACCAGATGAATTACTTCTTCTAATGGTCTAGAGGGGTTTGTCTCCACACGCTTTTCAATATCGATTAAGAGCTTCTTAATCCTCTTTGGATCCCTACATTCCATAGGTACCATCTGTATTAACTTGTAGAAAGCAATCATGTTTTGAGCAGCATGAATATCACGATCGGTGATACAACCACAGCTAGGACATATGAATTCTCGTTCCCATACTTTAAGGTTTTCATTTTTATGGAAACAATCAAAACAATATTTTGAGGTGGGCAATGAACGATCCAAAACAAACGCATTGGAAAGTGTTTTAAGGATTGCTTTAATGCGTCCTAGAATTCCCCTTTCAATCTTTTTACCGTGTCCAGACGCTTGCCAATTGGCTAACATTTCGTCCTGGATCACAACGGTTTCAAATTGTTTAAACCAAAAGATTAGTTTGTTAGCTGCGTCTTTCTTTTGGTTAAATCGTTTCTGTTTCTGCTTTCTAAGTTGTTTTGTTAATCGTAAACCTTTATTCGTCCTGTTAGAGAACTTCTTTGATCTTCTGCGAGACAACCTACGTTGGGTTCGCTTTTCGTTCTCACTTTGTTCAAAACAATAATTTAGCTTACGACTTTGTTTGGTTTCTTCAATATACGTTGTGAAACTAGTTTCACAACCAAAATCAATCCCAATCGTTTGATAATTGTGCTGACGCTCCTGCTTAGGAACGTAGCATGTGATTTGAATGTAATATCCAGTCGGCTTTTGTACCAAACGAGCGTTGGCAAACTCAATCCCATCAACATTAAGCTGATCTAACCCAAATACCTTTAAAGATTTCTTTAAGCCTGCTAATTTAATTTTAGTGCCATCAAATTTCCAGCTATTACCAAACTGTCTGAAAGATACACTATTGACTTCACTTACAAACGAAAGGCCTTTAGTGTGTTTAATATTACCAGCCTTGAGGTTGGATTTAATGCTCTTACAAGCGGTTCCAATTTGCTTGTTAATCTCTTGACGAGAAGCGGCACTTAGACAAGAATACTCACTAACGATTGGATTTTTGTCTTTGTCATAATGTGTTACTGTTTTAGCTTTACAATCATTTTTATAGGGTTTGTTTCCATCAATCTTTCCAAACGCAATGCAGCTGTTGTAGTACCATTTTGCTTCTAAAAAGACGTTATGAAGGAATTGTTTTTGTGTTTGGTTGAGATGATTCGATTGAATCTTTAACTGAAATACTTTAATATCCATCATCGACGCACGTCGAGCAGCAGTTTCAACTTTCTTTTGAAACTGAGCTTTATAGTCTCGAGTATTATTTGATGGATAAGTATTATCTGACATGATACAAGTGGTGTTTGTATTCGTGTTGTTGGGGATCAGAAAGTAACGATTTCTGATCCTTTTCCTTTATTTACGATTAAAATTTAATCGTTGTTTCATCCCCTGACTAAAGTCAAGGGTTTTCACAACGAAGGTTAATATAGTTTAAGATGGAAATTACAAACACAATCATCAAAGTTTTTCCTAATGCTCCTATTGATGCATTAGAGAAGACGTTTCAACATTTTAATATCACAACACGTCAACAGCAAGCTGCTTTTGTCGCTCAGGTGGGTCATGAAAGTGCTGGTTTCACACGAACAGTTGAAAATCTCAACTATAGCGCTCTTGGTTTGAAAAACACATGGCCAAATCGTTTCAAAAATAAGGCGACAGGGGAACCAAACGAAAAAGCCAATATGATCGCTCGTAACCCACAAGCGATTGCTAATGAGGTTTACAATGGTCGAATGGGCAACGTTCCTGGATCCAATGATGGTTGGACGTATCGTGGTCGTGGGTACCTACAAATCACTGGTCGTGACAACTATAAAATGGTTGGTCAGGTGATGACAGATAAGGGGATGATCAACGACCCAAACGCGTTCGTTGAAAACCCTGCGCTCCTTGAACAACCTTTGTATGCAGCACTAAGTGCAGGAGCATTTTGGGAGAGGAATGGCTTGAATCGTTATGCGACCGATATTGAAACGTTGACAAAGCGAATCAATGGTGGCTTGATTGGTCTTGATGATCGTAAAGCCAAATACACTGCTTTGCTTGGTTAAAAAGAAGGGAGCAATATTGCTCCCTTTACAAAAACTTAAGCACGAAGCCACAGATACTTTAGCATCGTGGTAGTTCACTTCTTGCTTTCGTATGCTTGTTCAGCAAGCGTGAAAATATCTTCGCCACTGATATGGGTGAACTCGCCCATGTTCATATCATTAACAACAAGCATCACGCGCTCAACGAAAATAGGTTCAGAGCTCTTTGTCTTGATAATTTCAACCACCGACGTCACATCATAATCTTGATTGTTCTTTTCAGGCGGACGCTTGATCCCCTTAAACTGATATGCAATTTGCTCTTCATCTTCAATTCTTTCAATATTTTCTACATTGAAAGGGTTGCGTGCCTCTTCTTTAGCAGTTTGAAGCTCGGTTTCGATCATAAGTGCAAGCGTTGCAATCAGATCAGGGAAATCTGTAGGGGTCTTTTCTTTCACAATAGTTTCACTCATAGTTGTTCAATCTGTTTTTCAACATCAGTAAGATGATACCAAATCGTATACTTGATATCAAGGTCAAGGTAATCTAGATGAGACAAATGCTCAATAATTTCATCTCCATCTTTTTTAAGATGATACAGCTGATTGTTCTGACGATACGTTCCAATATTGATCGAGGCGTGATCATCCTCGATCCCGCACACATCCCACAAATTAGGGTACCGATCAATAATAGGGAACCAGTAATTGCTGATCCACACCATATGATCACCGCTCTCTGCATCGCGAGGATCGATATCCTGGTCGATTAAATCATCAGCTGTGATAGGTCGCTTCAGACGAACAGTTATATCGATCATATAACTGTACAGATCAGGGTAACGCTTATAAAGCTTATTTTTAATGCTTCGAATTTTCACTAAAACAATCCATCAAAATTGCGACGATCGCTACCAACAACCCAATTGGGATTACGACAATCATCAAAGCAATGAACAACACAAAAAGGAAAGCATAGAAGATCGCATATAAGACGATCATCAAAACAGCAACAACTGCCGCAATCAATTCACTAAAACATTTAGTAACCGCATCCATTTACTCAAGTTCCTTCAATGCGCGTGAAAATAGTTTAAAACCTTCACTGCCAACATTGGTAATGTACCGACGATCACGTGCCTCTATTTCAGCATCCTTAAAGTCAGGATAATCAGCAATAAAGTCATCAACCGCGTCTTTAATAAACGTAGTCAGATACTTATTCGCAGCACGAATACCTTCACGAGGATAACCCAGCTTACTGAACACGGTATACATTCGATTTAGCGTAATGTAATTCATGAATGCATTACGCAATCGTTCAACATCACCGTTACGAATTACAACAGCCTTTGGATGATTAGTCGATTCGGCATACAATTCATTCTTACTCTTTACCTTGAATGGAGTTCGAACATCAAGAGGTTCAATGATGATCCCTTCCATAATGCTTCCCGTTGGGCTGAGAACACTTGGAAGATCATTCTTGTATTTGATTGCCTGTTCATATGATTCCACTACAGCAAGAACAGGAACGAAAATGTCACCAAGGCCAAAATGATCAATAAACTGCTGAAACTCAATAAAAGCCAAAGGAATGATGTCATCACCTTTAACACCAACAGCATTAAAAAGACGATAATAACGACCATCACCATAGAACACACGCTTCATGATCCCCTTACCAAACCACTCGCCGTATACAGTGATCTGGTCAAACTCAGACCATTCTGTTTCCATGTATTCACGAATGCTTTCAACAAGTCTATTAAAGCGAGATTTTCCAGAAACCAAATTCCACATATCCTCGCCATCAACAAGGATATCATTACGACGAGCGATTTTAAATTCCGGGTTTCCGCGCTCAACGATAATCGAAAAATTACTACCGTCAATCTTTTCAGTGATCACCCACCGCGTGGCGTTCTCAATCGCATGCTGATACAGACGATCCTTAGAAGGAACAATGTTTTCAACACGATCAATGGAATTAAATTTGACAAATTTCATTCTAAACCTTCAAAAGTCGATACCAACCATCATGATCGGCCATATTCAGCAGATTAAACACAGTACCACCAACTCGATATTGTGCACTTTGATGCCAATGACCAAACACCCAACGCTTAGGCTTGATGATATCAAAAACATTATCAAGCAACTTTTCCGTTTGACGTTCGATAATTCTATTATATGGGATATTACATGTTTTGGCAACACGTTTAAGAATTACTTCAGGGCATGTGTGGCTAACAATAACATCGATATCGTCTCGTGGTTGCAAATCAATGATATCTTTATGACGAAGCTGTTCCTGTTTAAACCAACTAACATTGGGGGTTCTGAGGTGCTTATCAATAGAGTAAGCACCACCAAGACCAAGAATTGAAATCGTTTTGTTTGTAACTGGGTTTGTCAACTTAAACACACAACCACGTGGAAGATACCAACAATTGCTGCCAACGTCAATAGGGCTATTCTTGCCATGAAGATCAACAAGCTGCTCCAACGAATTATGATCTTCATGATTCCCATCAACGAAGTAAACAGGAACCTCAAAATCATAATACTGATGGATAAACTGTTGTTCATTGGAGTGTGGAGCGAAAGGTGGAGATTTCCAAAAACCAAAATCACCAGCAACAATTACAGCAAAACATGGCGTAGATTCAATTAGATCTTCGAGATAATCAAACTCACCATGTACATCGCCAACAACCAATAACTTATCTCGACTCATTCTTTACGTCCTTCAATAGATGTTACACCCATATTGATCAACGTTTCCAATGTCGTAATTAAGCGATCGACTTCGAGATAAAATGTTCCACTAAGCGGCGTATAACCACGATTGAAAAACTTCTTGATGATCAATTGACGAAAAGCAACTAGATCATTGAGACCCTTTGCTTCAATCACGGTAGCAATTTTCCGAATGCCTTCAGCACGATTTACTAGTGTCTGAATAACAAGCTTGTTTTCTTCTTTATCTTGTTCACTGTCCATAAACTCCGTGTTAAGGATTGACTCACACTGAAGGTCATCATCATGCGCGATTGCTTCTAAACGCTGAATAACAATCTGATAAAATTCCATTGCATTTCCTCCTTAACTAACCAAATATACAATTATGATACACGCAAGAAAGACAAAAGGCAACAGCTCATCTAAACAAAATTGTTGCTGCTTTGTATACAAAGACGACGCTACCCCCAATTAAATGAGCAGCTATTATTGTGTTTAGTGTTTCACCAGCACCAAGCCAAAAAATTAATGGCCCAGCAATCATCAATGTGACGAAAGTTTCAAACAATAGCAACGCTACAAATAACAAAGCCCAGGTACTTGGTTGATACCCAATGGCATTTGGGTGCTGTTCGTTATCAATTTTAACAACACCTGCCGCAGTGACCCACAGTAATGCAATGAACAATAACATGCCATCAAATATAGTCATCACATTTCCTCACAAATAACGAAGATCGTTAACAACCTTACTATACATCGATTGATCAGATGTTTGTAGTTGCTCCAACAACTGAAACGCAACCTCGCACATTGAATCTAGTTTCTTTTTCATTCTGAAAATTGATGTTCCTGTAACCCCATTATAGCTAAGCACCTTAGTATCAAAATGCTTGACATCAAAAGCAACTTTCATTATTGCAATGATATCATTTTTCATTTCAGCTGAAATGTTTTTGTATGGCTCTTGACTGAGCATTTGAAGAACAGCATTTGTTTTAGGATCAGACATGATTTAAAGCGTATAAGAACGCGTATATGAAGTTTGAAAATATATTTGGAGTATTGACATCAAAAGAACAAGAAGATCGATTATACACGATTTTAAACGTGTTTAACTTGATATTTTGGATACTAACTTTGAATGATTTTTCTATTTGGGTTACATCCAGGGAGCGTAGCGACCTGGATGGTTCAATCTGAACGTAGTGAAGATTGAACGGCTTAGGGACTTTCCAGCATCTTTGGAAATTTAAAGATTTTTGATATCAATTTTATATTGATTTGTTATCTTTTGATCTTTTATGCCTTTAATAATAGGGGATTATACACTATTTTGGAGTAAAAGTCAACGGCATTTTAGCGTTTTTGTTCCTAGTACTTTTACCCATATTAATAATGATACTAATATTCATTTAAATGATATTGTTTTGATACTATTAATGAGTATTAGGTCTCATTAATAAGTCTACATGGGTATTTTCCTTTATGAAAAATATCAAAGAATCAGTTGACTTTTCTTTGAAAAAATTAGATAATCAATTATTATTAGGAGAAATTAAAAATCGGATAAAAGTTAAAATTAAAGATTTTAAAGTTTTCCTAATCTGTTAGATCTTCACTAACGTTCAGATCTAACACATCTAGGTCACTACGTTCCCTAGATGTAAAAGAAAAAAACAAATATAGTTTTCATACAGTCTTTTCAAGTGAACTACCACGTGGTAGTTCATAAGTAGTATAACGAACACTCACTTCATAAAGCTGTTTTAGCTTCAACATATCCATGTTAGGTAACGAGATCCTTTATTCTATAAGAAGTAAACGACCGAGGGTTTACTTTACTTTTGATGACTTGTCAGCTGGTTTTGATATCTCAGTTTGGGATACTAGTACATCTAGTGATGTGCAGTTTGCTTATGATATTTTCAAGCAAGGGTTTGACAGAGGGTTGTGGGGTTTCACTAACTCTAATGTGGATAAGCCTGTTGCTCCTACAGTACCTTGGAACCCAGGAGCGTTGGGGTTTGGTGTCGGTGTTTGTAAAGAAGATTATGCGTCACTAAACATGGAACCTTTGTCTGGTTGTGAAGATATTACCAGTGACAATTATGGGAACTATATCCACAAACCTAGTGGCAGCATTATGTGTTGGATCCCAGCTTTCAAGTATCGCGTAAATGATAAGTTCGTCAATAGCGTAGAGGTTTGGCGTGCTGATGATCCTAAGTGTCCTTCCAATGCAGTTCTTCATCGAGCTTTCATTAATGGAGGTCAGGAAAAGAGTGGTTTCTTCTGTGACAAGTATATTTGTTCACCAGACGCAGCAAATACAATGGGGATTAGTGTAAAGAACGGAAGTACATTGAGTTTAACTACAAATACTTCATGTGGTAATCGTACAGCACAGTTGGCTAATTGTGCTGGCCGACTTGATGACGCAATTACTGCCAGTCGTGCTCGAGGAACTGGTTTCCAATGTATGAGTGTGTTTCAATTAGGGGCTTTAAGGTTACTAACATTAGCGCACGCCCAAGCTAGTAAGAGCACTGAATTTAATGCGTGGTATGATTCATCTGGTCAGCATAATCTTCCTCGTGGTAACACAAATAATTTGAAGGATTATGATGATTCTTCAGTTACTTGGGCTGCTGATCCAAAGTACAATGACAAAGGATTGACTGGGTCTTGTAATACGCTTGCCAAATCAACCCATAATGGTCAGAATAGTGGAGTTGCTGATCTAAAGGGAATTTTATATCAAGTCGTTACTGGGTATATTGGTTCAGGATCTTATTATTTTTTGAAGCCCGAGGTTGATATTACAACCTTGAATGCAGATGCAATGTACAACAATTCAAACCACAACTCGCGCTCAATGCCTTTTTCAGGTTGGCATGGTTGGGATCAAGATAGACCAATGTTCAACAACGATAGTACTGGAATTCACTGGGATTGTTGTGGTTTCCTGAACACAATTACTAACGTCGGCGACAAATATATTGCAGGTATGTTTGAAGAAGACCAAGAATATATTTTATCTATGGATGACGGGTTCCCTTATTTTGGGTGCAATTGGAGCAATGGTGACAGTCAGTTCTTTGGGTTGTTTTGCTCGAGATTGTCTTACTATCGTTCTTTCGGCAGCGACTTCTATGGGTTCCGTGCTTGTGGTTACCTATAGTGCCACCGTAAAGATGTCGAAAATATGTCAACAGTTTTGTTAATCTAGATCAACAAAGTATCAAATATTTTTTGTGAAATCGGTTGAAGAGACTGATATTAACACTTAGTGTTAATATCATGAAAAATTTTGATATAAACATGTCTAATCGAATTATTTCGATTGGTTTACTTCCGACGCAAAGGAGGTCAACCAATGTTGAATAGAAAACTGTTGCTTGTGAGCAGTGGAGCATTATCTCCAAGCACTATTGGGGTTGCAGGCGGGCAGGGATTTGGTGTCGGTGTTTATCCTGGTTCTAAAGCTGAATTGGCTACCATGGGTTTAACACCACTGCCAGGATATGATGATCCCTCACACGAAAATTATGGCAACTGCCAACACACAAATGGAAGCATTATGTGTTGCGTGCCAGCGTTTGTTTATCGTCTAGGAAGGAGCACTGCTCCTTCTTATTCTTATGATAGGGCAAATGCGCTTGAAATTAGGGATGCGACTGAGTTTCCACAATTCAAACATAACAAGGCATTTAGCGATGGTGATGCTGATTTTGGTGATGGCTGGATTCTTCATCGTGCGTTCATTGACGGTGGAAAGATGAAGAGCTGTTTCTTTATGGACAAGTATCTTTGCTCGAACAATGGTAATGGGCAGGCCGCTTCAATTAAAAATGCCGATTGGCTAATGTGTTATAGTAATTCTCCAACCTATACAACAAAATATTTGGGTGGAGATGGGTGTGGTTATGATGCTATTACGTTTAGTCGTGCACGTGGAGATCATTATTCTTTAACCACTGTGTATCAATGGTCAGCGATGTCGATGCTTTCACTTGCTCACGGTCAAGCTGCTACATCATCTTCTTACTGCGCTTGGTATAGTCTATACAATACTAACTTCCCAAAAGGTGCTACAGCTGAATATTGCGGTGATTACAATGATAGTAGTATTGTGTACTCTCCTCACGCAGACAGTAATGCTCTTGCAAAAACTGGTTCAGCAAATCAACCTGCAAAGGTTTCCCACAATGGGCAATTATGCAGGATTGTGGATGTTGCAGGTATGTGTAATCAGTGGTGCATTGGTGCAACAAATAAAACATCGACTACAGTTGGATTGATGAAGTTAAGTGTATCTGCACATGACTTTACAAAATATAATCGAATAGACGATAGTTTACATGAAACATTTACGGGATTCGGAGATGGTCAGAAAAACTTCTCAGGATTAAGAAATGGAAAATCAGGCACAGCAAACTGGGCTTCATGTGGTGTAATCCCAACTTCAACATCTGCAAATTCATTATTCGGGAATGATGACTATAATGAATATTATACTGACGATGTAGGGTTGAGAATGGGGTTAGGACATGATTGGGGAGAAACAGCTGGTGTGTTTTGTCGGAGTTTCAGCGGCTTCAACTACAGAGGCGGCCGCTACTACGCCTTTTGGTCCGAGAGCAGCTCTTACTATGGTTTTCGTGCCTCTGGCTATGCTCCGTGATCTGTTAAGGGCTGGTGCTGTTTAAACCAAAAGAAAACAAAGGGACGTAACTAATTGCGTCCCTTTTCTTTTAGTGAACTACCACGATGGTTTACCATCGGTGGCTTCGTGCTTCATAGACAGCCCTTGGATCGCTAATTGAATTGCTTCTTCTAATGATCTAGAGGGGTTTATCTCCGCACGCTTTTCAATATCGATCAAAATACTTTTGATCCTCTTTGGATCCCTACATTCCATAGGTACCATCTACATTTTATTTACGCTTTACTTTTTCAAACAATTCATCCACAGATGCTAAACATCTGTGGATTTCTCACTTGAATTTCATATACAACTCAGTCCAATCCATATATGGGTGCTGCTGCTCAATTAAATTGAAAATCCAATCGATCACCGCATCCCAAAACAAAACATAGTCTTCATGAGATTCAAATGTGTAATAATCGACATCATGATCAATTCTTTCAACTAAAGTTCGAATCATATTGACGTCGATCATTGATGGGGTTGCAATCAACCATTCGATGTGAGGGCGCACACGTTCGGTATCATACACTAGCGGCATCCTTCCTCCGAGTGATCTCATGACTGAATTCAGTTTATTGGCTGCATCGATGTTCATGCGTTTCACCTCTTTTGATCACTTGACGATTGTGCGAATGTGCCAACACTGGATATTATAGCCACCGGCACTGACGCTCTTAACCACACATTCACCCTTATCACCCTTAACGAAGCCGTTAATTGCGTAACCTTCGTTGTCGTTAGCACGAGCGGTATGAAGGTGACTTGCATCGGTGATGTTTCCAACCTTATCTTTGATTCGGTTGAGTAGATTGATGATCATGTTATCGCAATTCTTGATCACTTCATCGATTACCTTCTGCTCACTTGCGAATCTGGTGAAGTAGCTGTATTCTCGAAGCGAACCACTTTTCTTTGCTCCAGTGTAGCCGAGCTTACGATAGTAGCGATACTTGTCAAGCATGTAGCTCTTATTCAGCTGAATCATCTTTTCGCGGAACTCGGCGATCGATTTCGGAAGATTGTCAAGCGTAGCAGTCTTCGTCGCTTGCTTATCAGCTTTCTTAGCAGCCTTTTCATCTTCGGCTGCGTCCAAACGCTTTGCTTCGCCCAACTTTGCTTCGTTATCCTTAATCTGACGAATCAGCTGACAGTAGTCCATATCAAGCCAAGATTCCCAACGCGGGCACTTTTCATTGGTGAATTCGTAATAATCGTACTTGTCATCGACAAACACGGCACGGTAATGATCACGGTCATCATCACCAAACATCTTTTCATACTTCTTATTATATGCACCAGACTCGAACTTTTGCTTACGAGCATTCAGACGTTCGATCGTAGCTTGAATCTTGTCCTGACGCTTGGTAGTAGCCATTTGTTTGTTTCCTTATGTTTGTTCCTTCAGTAACAATATAATACCACAACGATTATCGAAAGTCAACACTGATTTGACAAAATCTCGTACGCTTCTCTAATTGGAAGCTTGATTGTAGTTTTTGTATCGTTGTCGTATAATTCTATTATCGTAGAACCATCAACACATTCCAACTCTTGTGCAATTTTCACCGGATCGTTGTTGAGAAGTTTAGATTGTTCCTCAAACCAAGCCCTTTTTGTTAATAGGCGTACGTCAACCGCCCATTGAGCAACATTTGCTCATCCTTTAGTTTCCTAAAGGAGCAGACTATATCTTGATCTCTTATGAGACCGTGACCACAGGACTTACGATTTTAAGCCTCTTAGTCGTTGAACGTTCCCCTTTTCGGGGCTTCGCTGCTGATTACCGATTAATATTTGACTTAGGATTTAACCATATCAAAATCCAAACAATTCTTTCTACTTTCGTCACCATCACGGATACATTTGTTTCATTGTTACGTTGTGGTTTGTTTGGCTTTACGGCTTTCCAGCAATTCGATCACTTACTTTTCATACCAATTACTTGATACGCTGACTACTTTTCTGGTTAATCAGATCTTGCTTCTTCCCACTTCCCTTCTACACGCACAAAATTGTTGTGCCCTTGCTCACTATCATGCCAGATCTTATAAAAATGGTTAAGACCGTATGGAGTACTAATCAAAACCAGTTTTGATGTTTCTGAACTACTCAATGCTGGGAATGTAGAAGCAATAAACTCTTCTGCTAAACTGGAACCCAAGAATGCAAATTCGTCAACTACTATCAAACTTATACTTTTTCCTCGAATCGCACTTGCACTGGTTGCTTGACACCCAACCTTGGATCCATTCTCAAACGTCATGCTAGTTTTGTTGTATTCTTTAACCCCCGGTTTTATGAAATCAGGAAGCAATTCATACATTGACGCAACACGACTGAAGATTTCCTTTGCGGTATTCAATTTGTTTGCGAGAATCATCACTTCTTTGTTGCTATTAAAAATTGCATACCATAAACAATACGCTGCAACTACTGTACTCTTCTTTGTTGATTAACAAGCATTCGCTACATGCTTGCTGAACAATTTTGCTCACCTTTAGCTTTCACTAAAGAATAGACTATATCTTGATCCCAATAGGATCGTGACCGCTGTCCTCACGATTTCGAGGCACTTAGTCGTTGAACGTTCCCCTGTTCAGGGCTTCGCTGCTGATTGCCAATATATTCTTTCTCTTTTCAAACCATCACGATTATGCTTGTTTCATCATTACGTTGTGGTGAGAAAGACTTTATGGGGTTCCAGCAATTCGATCACTTTTCATATGCCAATTACTTGACATTGCGGCCAGAGATTTGTTAACCGGCTTGACGAAACAGTTTGCAGATCGTAAAACGATTTTCGTTAATTGTATCAATGATTCGCTTCTGATAAGGATGCAACTTGAATAGCACTACACCCTTATCGATACTGGTGATCTTGACAAAGTTGTTAATAAAATAAGCTGGACCACTAATGCACTTCTTCAACTCTTTGATTTCGTCAAGTGTGAATTCGTGCTTAGCACCAGCCGCTTTGACTAACGGGTTCCCGTTATAGAACCCATCATCTTTTGGTTTATAACCCATTATTCTCCTCAAACTTCATATTGGTTTAAAGCACGTTTTTAACGTCGTATATCGTGTTGTAGGATATTATTAGAGCAACTACACCAACCGCCATTATGAGCGTAATATACACGTTTATACGTGCATTTAAACGTGTATCATCTACATTATGTACTGGCAAATTTGAAGGATGGTCAATGACCATCCTTCAAACAATATTATGATCTTTCGACACTGATTATATCAGGTACCACACGCACTGTGAATGTTACTGTTTCACTACCATTATTTGTAATGTAACCAGCTTTGTCCCCATATACATGCCATGCAATCATATCGCGAGTAGGATGAAGACGGTATTCGTCATATGCTGTAACCGATACCGTAGAACCCACACGTGCATTTGGAATATGGCCACCTGTAGTTGATCGGCCATCGATTGTGGCACTATAGGTGCCAAATTCATTGAAGATGTTAAGAATGATTCCACTGGTTAGATTAAACTTAAACGAAGCACTGATTGTCACGTCTTTGCTTGGCATGATGAACGAACGTGTATTGCCTGATCCTGAAAGTGATACGTCAGACGATGTAATTGATTCCAGAACATAATTCGAATATGCTGAGGCAGTAACATTAACCAGTGTTCCTGGTTCAACGTTTCGATTTGGTGAGCATGATAGACTTCCTCCTGATCCAGCATTAGTGTACACATTGTATAGACGCTGCCAACTGGGAGTTAAGATTACATCTGAATTAGGCATCGTGAATGAATAATCGTTACCACTTCCGGAGATCGAAACATTGGGAGCAGCCCCAATTGAATTCAAGCGATACGAAGAACTGGATGGGGTTCCGTGAATCGAGACACGTGTCCCTTGTCTAACGTTTTTATTTGGTGTTGCTGTAATCGTTCCACCAACATCTTGATGAATGATTACATCATACGTTGGTTCGAGGCCACTGAGCAATATTTGTCGATTTAACACAAATTTTCGTTCATGAAGATTTATAGGAGACACTTAGTGTCTCCTATAACGTTTTGTCTCAGTGAAACTAAAATATTTCAAGGTTTGTTAATCTAGATCAACAGTTTAAGCGAGTTTTTGTGGGTTGAAGACTGTTGATAACACTTAGTGTTATCAACAACGAAATTTTCCAATCTAACAATGTTCAAAAAGAACGTGCATCTGTTGATCCCACAACAAACACAACCGTCAGGAACACTAACAACAATCAACGGCTCAAGCAATGCATATTTGTACACCACCTCAGATCAAGAGGTGACTTTGTCAGGAACCCAACAGTTTCCTTGTCAACAAGTCGATCGTTTGGTATTGAGGTTGGGAGGCATTGTCAAAAAAGAAAACGTTGTCAGAAAATCAGGAATCGTTTATACCATTCAAGACAAAACGATTGATGCTATGATCGAATTCACATGAAACTAAGCGAGAAAGCCACTAATGCTAGCATCGTGGTATTTCACAATGCGTATCAATATTGTTTACAAAAATCCATCAGGGGGTGGATTGGATATGAATTTGTGTTCACCATACGATTGTAGATATCCATATGGAACACTGACTTCAACTTTACTTGAACCTTCATAAGTTGGTGAGGGCGAAGTGAAATTGCACACAATTACTGTACCATTATCAATATCAGTTAATTCAAGTTGAAAGGGAGAAAAGCGCTCTTTTTCATAAAACAACCACGCAGTCGGAGGGATAAAAACATGATCGGTATAATCATCTCCTCCATCACTAACCATCTCCTCGCCCTCAGACAGTTCAATTAACCACATTCTACCTGTAGATGTATTCCAATAGGGTCTTGGATATTTGCTAGATCCAAGATATCCTTGATATATCTCTCTAACCCCTCCAATTTCATTATCCGCATGCTCAAATAACAAAGAAAATCCTTGATTGACTGAGGCACATGGGATTAACAGTTTTTGCGAATTCATACGTGTGAATTTTTGATAGTAATAACATTAAATGTTATTACTACGATCACGAACACAAAATAGATAGACATTTGTTAATTTGGATCAACAAATGTGAAAATAATTTGTTGAAACCCAATTGAACAGACTGATATCAACACTTAGTGTTGATATCATGAAAAATTTTCTACAAATTACGTGATTTCAACAAGATTGTTGCTGGTCGGTGGTGACGAAAACAATATCAGCGGTATTGGGAAACCGGGCCAGTGTGGGTTTGGTGTGGGGGTATTTCCTGGTAGCGTTAGTGAACTACAACAGATGCAGTTAACACCCATTAGTGGTTTTGATAATCCATCTTCTGAACACTATGGAAACTACCAACACGTCTACCTCAGCACCATGTGCTGTGTTCCGGCATTCTGTTATCGTTTGGGGCAGCCATCTGCACCTTCATACTCGGAGGATGGACCTAACGCACTTGAGGTGAAAAGTGCTTTTGAGTTTCCACAATTCGAGCATAACAAGGCATTTGCGGATGGAGATGCAGATTTTGGTGATGGCTGGATTCTTCATCGTGCATTTGTTGATGGCGGAAAAATGAAGAATTGCTTCTTTATGGACAAGTATTTGTGTTCCAATATTGGAGGACAGGCGGCGTCAATTAAGAATGCAGATTGGCTAATGTGTTGGAATAATTCTTCAAGCTATACAACAAAAACAATGGGCGGAGAAGGTGTAGGCTATGACGCTATTACATTCAGTCGCGCTCGTGGAGATCATTATTCATTAACCACGGTGTATCAATGGTCAGCAATGGCGATGCTTTCACTCGCTCATGGACAGGCTGCAACATCAACCGCGTATTGTGCATGGTATGATTCCTCGCATTATACCAACTTCCCAAAAGGTGCCACAAATAATAGCACTGATTATAATGATGGTGGTATCAAATATCAAGCGCATTCATTTGGATCAACATTCGCTAAAACGGGTTCATCAAACAATGCAGAAAAAGTAGCACATAATGGCCAATTGTGTGGCATTATGGATATTGCAGGTGTGTGTAATCAGTTGTGTATTGGCGCAACAAATAAATCATCGGCTACAGTTGGATTGATGAAGTTAAGTGTATCTGCACATGACTTTACAAAAGATAATCGAGTAGATGATAGTTTACACGAAACTTTTAATACGGGATTCGGAAATGGTAATAAAAACTTCTCAGGATTGAGAAACGGAAAATCAGGTATAGCAAACTGGGCTTCATGTGGTGTAATCCCAACTTCAACGTATGCCAATTCATTATTCGGTAATGATAATTATTACGAATATTACGCAAATGATATTGGGTTGAAAATGGGGTTAGGATATGCGTGGGGTGATGGAGCTGGTGTGTTTTGTCGGAGCTTCCATGGTTGCTACTACTATGGCGGCGGCTTCTATCGCTATTGGAATGACAGTAGCAGTTACTTTGGTTTCCGTGCCTCCGGCTATGCTCCATAACAAAAAAGGGGGTTTCTTTCGATTCCCCCCTTTCTTTTTAATAGCAAATTATTAAAACGTGAAATCCAGTGTCGCTGTCAGGCTGCCGTTAGCAGATCCCGATAAAGGCATATTGAAAATTACAACAGTGTCACCGTTTTTTAATGGTTCTAAATCGGTGGGTGTTAATGCACCACTTGTGCCTAAACATAAAATCCGATAATCATATTTCAATTCAAGAAGTTCGTTTTTAATAGTTTGCCAATCGTCAATAGTTAATGTAGCTTTTGGGTTTTTAATGTTATATTTGTAGTTACCACTACTGTTAGTAATTTCCGCATATATGGTCGATGAAACTTTTATTTTTCCGTTCAAATATGCAGTTTGAGTTCTAGGAGACGAACCAAGAATTGGAGTGAAAGTGAAATTGATTGTCTGGTTGTGTAGTGTTTTTTTCTTTTCACCATTAACCAACATCAGGTTGTGATTTGCCATTGTAAAACCATTTACAATTCTTTGTTGGAACACTAAGTGTTCCAACAACTAAAACAACACCAACCCAACTGATATTTTTAGAGTTTCTTTAATATAGATTAAAGAAACAAGGAAAATTTTACCATTTTCCTTTTAATCCCACCAACGATCAATGTGCTTGCCAATTGATTTCCACACTCGATTGCGGTACATGTTGTGTCGTTGCTGCGCGAGCTCACATAGTTTGATATACTGTTGATTCGCTTCATCCGCCATCTTTTGGTCGACACACTTTTCATGTGCGAGATGAAGCTCAAACATTGACGATCCCTCGATTGGCTTCGACCACGTCACTAGCTCACCGTACTTGTCAACGAAATCTTGATGCTCGTCTTCAATTAGATCAAACTCATCAGCGTACGCTTTTTCAATCCATTGACGAATCTGTTTAATCTTCTTCATTTGATCTTGATGGCCAACCCAATGCCAGTTTTCACTGTCTTTTTCAATCGATTGCAATTTATGATCAACAATCTTATAAAAGAATGAACAATCGTAATCGCGATCATTCCAAATCACCGGAGCCCAATATAGCAACCGCTTGACGTTGCGGCACCATTGAATTGGCGTATAGTAAACCCAATCTACCATTGTATCTTTGAGCAAATTCAAGCGATCCTTGAAGGTCAGCACGTGTGGTTTGTAATCCGCTGGGCGATTTGTGATTGGCTCGCTCATTTTTGTTCCTTACGAGGTTCAATTGTTCGTAGTGGGTCGACTGGTTGTAGCAGTTCAGCAGGAACAACCAAGATAAGCTGGTCCTGTCTTGCTGGCTGTGGGACCTCGGTCGTTGTGCACCCACTTGTAATAATTGCCACAAATAGAATCAGCAGCAATAGTGTAATGTAAGCTAATTTCATTTGACAACTTCTGCTTGTTTTTTGATGTAATCGTTGACAATTGCTTGAAGCTTCGTCAAACGATCAATGCATATATTACAGTTATTATAGTTGATCGCAACCTGATTGGCAACATCACCGATAGTGTATTTGTTTGTTGTTGGAGCAGGAAGGAAAGTATCCAACGGCTCCCCCAACACACAGCGATTATGCCAAATAACAAATCCCTCGCCAACATTATCTTTTGGATCCATGTATTTGGTAATGATCGTTGGATCTTTTTTTAATTTGCTAATCTGATTGTTTAGTTGCTTGATTTTACTATCGTGCTGTGCATTGAGCTTCGCGATCTGTAATTCGTGTTGCTTTTGCAGCGTGTTGATTGATGCTTCCCACTTAGCCTTTTCAATCTTCACTTGCTTGCTGACGTACCCGACACCAGCATTGTACCCAGAGGTGTACACATATAGATAACCACCATAACAAGCAAGTATAGCAACGACAACAATGATGATCTTTGTTTTGAAGCCGCCAAGGAAGCCAAGCAATTTATTAAGCATCGTTGGTACCTTGATCTAACGCTATCGTACCAAGGATCGCGTTATGCGGCTTGCGACGAGCGATCGCTGGCTTTGTGCCCAATGGAAGTTGTGTCATCGCGATCCCACCAGTGTTATTTGCTGGCGGTTGACCATGACCTCCACCAATTGCACCAACCCCCATCTCCTCACGAATCTCTTTTTGCTTAATGTAATCACACCACAGACGAATAATCTCCTGGTAACGAATATTGCCAGTATTATATCCATTGACAATATCAGTCAGCCGACTTTCAGTCAACATTTCAACAGGCGTGTGTTGTTCGTAACTTTCCTTGACAAGAACCATTGCGCTGATGATGTTCTTCAGTTTATTTTCACCGCCTGGGAGCTTGTTGATCATCTTTTTAACGTTGATCATTAGGCGATCGAGGTACGTCAGGTTGCGTTTTTGTTCTTGTGTACGTTTACCTGCTGGAACAATATATTTGCCTTTATTATCAATGATTCCGGCTTTGTAAGCTGGAAATTCTTCAAAAGGTGTGCATAAAATTGTCAACAAACGTAAGGCAATAATGTTGTCAATTGCATTTGATTTGTATGTCATGCTTTGTTTCTCACAATGAATTCAGGATGCTGATAATGTTGTGATCATCTTCAATCGATTGTTGTTGACAATCTAGTGGAAGGATCTTAAGGAACGATAAGAATGTTTTCAAAAGGCGCCAATGTTTTGGATCTGTTTTATAAAACAATCCAAATGCTGTAAACCGACCAAATACATTATGAATAATAATAATCTTGTTCAATAACAACCGTTCTTGTACCTTATCACAACCATTGATTGCGTATTTGTCGATCGATTGAGCGGTAGAGTTAAACATTCGCAAATCTTGCTCAAAATCTTTAATCGACAACGCCTGTGGGTTCCAATAATGTTTAAGAGCATTTGCTTTAAAAGATTTTTCGTCAGTGATTACTATTAAGTGCTCGTTTTTCAAAACAACTACATCATATTATCAGCCGATTATTTTTACTTAAGAGTGCTCTTAAGTAAAAATACGAAATTGTTGTCAATGTACTTTTAATGAATTTCGACCATGATAAAGATGGAATAATCAGTGAGAAAGATCTGCAAATTAGTGAGCAATTAATCAAGTTGCAGATCGACAATCAAAAGGATCAAAACCAGGTAAGGATGGCATGGGTTGCAATGTTATCAATGCTTGTCATTACACTATTATTATTCAGTCCTTTTGTTCCTGATTCACGAATTTTAGCTTTGCGAGATCTTCTTGATCTTTTTTATGTCGCACAGGCTAGTGTGGTTGGAATGTTCATGGGTGTCAAGGCGTACATGACACGAAAGATGTGATCAACGTTGTGGAAAATAGATGAATACAATTTACTTTGGAATTATCGAGGATCGTGATGATCCACTGAAATTGGGACGATGTAAGGTTCGTGTCGTCGGTTTGCATACACATAATATTCTTGAGTTGCCTACGGTAGATCTTCCTTGGGCAACAGTTGTTCAACCAGTCAGTGGTGGTAGTAATGCGGCAAGCATGGCTCCTACTGAAGGAACTGAAGTTATGGTTGTGTTTGCTGACGAACCTGATTGCCAGATTCCAATCGTTGTTGGGGTGATTCCAACGCTTCCGCAACGACAGCATGTTTGGTTGAATAATGTTCCAGGGGCCCCTAAAGTCAAGGATATCATCAGTTATGATATTGGTCACTCACTTCCTCGCAGTCAAGCTGAAGACGCTTTATCAAAGTCGGCTGAGATCAGTGAAGGTAGATTGACAACGACTGACAAAAACACTGCTCATGATGTTGCTAATAATGCAGATGGCGACACACGTGATAGTATCAAGGCGATTGGTGGTTCTTCTGCGATTCCATCAGCCACAGGTCGAAGCACGCTTGCATCAACAATTCGTGCTCAGTATGGTCAAGCAAACCCCACAATGAATCAGAAGTTGCTTGTCAGCGAAATGCAGATGGGTAGCGAACAAAAAGCTATTGAAGCATATGCTGAAAAAATTGTCAAGACAACTGGGATTAGTCTTGCAAAGGATATTATCAAAGGCAAGACGTCAATCGGGGAAGCTATGGGCAAATTGTCAAGCGATATTGCCTCAGGGGTCAATGCACTTGGTAAAGAAAAGCTAGAATCTGTATTTGGCGACATTTATAGTAAATTCAAGGGAACTGGTGGTTCCGAGCTCGGTGAAGGCTTAAGCGCATTAGCTGGCGGTTTTGGTGATCTTAGTAACGCTTTTGATGGTGGATTATCGATCGACAATATTGGTAAGGGGCTAGATTCTATTGAGGGAATTCTTGATGGGGTTATTGGTCTTGAGTCAGGATTGAGTAGTCTCGTTGGTGGTGAATCGGGCGTTGGTGGAATCTTTGATAGCATCTTAGAAGGTGACCTTTTTGAGGGTATCGGCGATAAGCTCGGTGATATGGCAGATAGTGCCATGGAATATATTGAGAACTTCGATACTGACAAATTACTTTCAATTGCTGATAGCGTTCTTGAAATGGATCTTAGCAACATTGGAGGTCCTGTTGGTAATGTATTGGCAACAATGCGCAAATTCGGCATTGACATGACAAATATTAAATCAATTGTCAAGAGCTTTACTGGTGCTGGCGGTCTAGACTTCAAGCTACAGTTCGATGCAAGCGGTTTGGCAGATGCTGTCACACGTAAGATTCGCGATTTGATGTCAGCTGGAGTTGATGCTGGTATGATGGCTGCTGATATGGCAGAGACGATGAAAGGTTATGCTCCAGCAATTGAACGAATTCTTTCAAAAGCTGCTAAGGCTGGGTTTGTTACTGGGATCAACGCAAACGCAATTGCCACCTCAGTTTATAACTTTTTTGATTTTATTGAAAAGGTTATTCGTCGAATGTTGGCGATGGCTGTAATTGGTGCTGGTTATGTTGTGCAATGGGTTACTGAACAAATTAATGCAGTAGCAGCTTCATTCTTGGATATCTTTAATGGATTAGAAGGGATCATTGAAGAGATTTTGAATATGATACCATTCACCAACGTCATTGTCAACATGGTGTTGAATTATGTTACATCATTTATTCCAGGAATGGGTGACAATGATATTGACTTTGGTATCGGACCCGACGCTGTTAGACTAGCAATTGATAGCGGCACATATAATAGTAATGCATTCAATGGAGTTGGCAACCGTAAGGGAATTGATGAACAGGGTAAAGGCAATTTGACTAGTAATGCTTTTGCTAATGTCGGTGAAGGGAATACGCCGCCAATTCATGGTCGTTGGGGTGGTCCTAACTTTGGGGGCTCAAAATCTTCTCCTGACACTGCTGCTGTTATTAGTGCACAAGAGAACCCTTCATTAACAACACGAATGATTAATGCTACAGAACCTAATATTCCTGGATTTACAAGAAAGGGTTATTCTGGAGCGAACATTCGGACGTTAGTTGGAATTCTACCAGGATTGGGGTTAGGGACAGTTGAAGCTATGTCTTCATTCTTGGCAGTATCGTATGCATATTGCAAATGCTACCCACAAATTCATGATTACGAGTATACAGAAAAGCAACAGTTGTTAGCGAAATTCCCACGTACATTTGGTCGTGCTACAGAAGAATTGTATCGAAATTATTTGTTTGCAAGATCAATGAATAAGTGCTCGATGATTGATTTTTATAATTTCGTGTATGATAGCGCACAAGATGGTCAAGCGTTGGGTAATAGTGCCGTCGATGATGGTTTCCGCTATGCAGAGGCTGGCTTACTTCCATTGGTAGGCAAAAATAGTTACCAAGCGTATGGCATTAAGAGTGCAACCGAGTTTATTGGTTCTTTGGAAACATGCGCCAAGGTTGCAGTTCAACAATTTTTAAAGGTGTTGAAGGGAATTCCAGCTGGGAACATCAATGCATGCATTATGGCCGCAATCACTGCATTTGGTGTTGATCGCGATGTTGCGATCAAGGCATTTGAACACTTTTATGGTGCAAAGTTGTATGATAGTTTCAAGGTCAATGAAAAGGTTGCTGGTAAGGGTGTTGATGCTAATGGGTATTACGGAAGCGCTCAAGAAGATCCAGTAATTGCCGGTTTCCAGGATCCAAACGGGAAATACCCATATAATCGTAACTCTAATACAAGCACAATTAGCAAACTAGCAACAGGCGACAAAGTCAATACAATTGTCACCAGTAAAGAGTCTCGTCGACGAGTTGGGATCCCGATTGCAAACGATCAGGGAACGTGGGATCAGCCTCATAGCAGTTATGCTGCTCAATATCCATATAATACTGTTCGTGAAACTGAAAGTGGTCATGTACAAGAATTTGATGATACTCCAGGGCATGAGCGTATTCACACATATCACCGAAGTGGAACGTTCACTGAGATTGATGCTAGTGGAAGCAAGGTTACCAGAATTGTTGGTGATGATTATACACTGATTGATCGTAATGGATTTATTTTTATTGCTGGTAACGCTAATGTCACCTGTACAGGAAATATCAACATCTACTGTCAATCAGACACAAATATTGAAGCTGATGGGACCGTTGAGATTAAGGCTCATGGTAATATGAACTTGGCAGCTGCAAATGATATTAACATCAATGCGGGTGGGAATATCAATATGTGGAGTGGTGAAGCTGCGAACCTGCAATGCAATAAAAACATGAATATTCGCTCAGTCAATGGAGCTTTGTATGCAACTGCTGAAAAGGATATGAATCTTTATGCGAAGGAGCGTGCATATTTGACTGCCGAAACCAAAACGGTTGACATTTATGGCAAGACGTCTGTAGGGATTGAAGGTGAAGATATGGACGTCAACATTAAAGGCGGTCATAACGTTAACGTTGATAGTGGTTATGCACTTCAAATGAAAGCGAAGGAATATGCTGCATTGAGTGGTGGTAATGACGTAGACATTAATTCAGGTCAAAATTTACGTTTACAAGCATTATTAAACATGACTGTTTTGACGGCCGGTTGGTATCGACAGACTGCAGGGTTAACGACCGACATTTCTAGTGGTGGTTACCTGCACATGTCAGCAGGCGCAGAAGCAGAATTAAGTGCACTGGGTGCATTAACTTGTAGCGCAACGGGTGCGTTGAGTCTTGGGGCAACTGGTCTTGTTAATATTGATGCTGGTGCTGCAATGACAGTTGGTGCTAAGGGAGCAATCAGTGTTAAAGCCGGTGGTACCCTCGGGATGATGGCTGGTGGAGCTGCTATGTTGTCTGCTGGTGGCACGTGCGGCATCAATGGTTCTGTTGTGGGGCTGAATAGTGGTTTGGTAGCACCTGTTACAGCATCGTTACCAGCGATCACAATTCCAACACTTCCGGCTGGTTTAGCTATGAAAGCATCTGGCAGTAGTGGTGCAATTCCAGGAACTAAAGCACTAATTTATGGCATGGTGTCAATTGCTCCTCGTATTCCAGTATATCCAAATATTGTTCCTTTGACAACGGATCATCCATTGTTAGAGGGTGAACAAATCATTGAAGATGAAAATCAATTACAACAAGCTGATGCTCAATTGATCGAAAAAAGTGTGGTAAGTGAAACCGGTCGTAAGTTCCCAATTGAAGGACCAAAGATTACAGACATTCCAGATAATGGAGTTGACCATAAACCAGCACAGATGCTTGAAAACGTGAAGAATAATCTCAACTATAATGCAAACACAAAGATCAGTGAACACTTTAAGTTGAATGATATGTTTGATGGTGGGTTTAATCGCAAACATATTCTTCAAGATCAAGCTGGGTTTACAAAGGATGAAATCGTTTGTAATTTGTGTAATCTTGCAGAAAATGTGCTAGAACCGCTGCTCAAGGTTCTTCCAGGCGGGATCGATGGATACCGCAAACAGTGGGGGATCAACAGTGGGTATCGATCAACTAAGAATAACGCAAATACGAAGAATTCTAGTAAAACTAGCCAACACTGTAAAGGTCAGGCGGTTGATATTCAAATTTATGGACAATCAAAATCATATCATTATGAGTTGATTCAAAAGGTTGCATCAGCAGTTCGATTTGACCAATTGATTCTAGAATATAGCCCATCCGGACGTAGCGCTTGGATCCACTGCAGTTATGCTGAGAATCGTTGTCGTAAACAATGTTTGACTATTAATCTTTGCGCGCCAAAGGGTAAACAAACCTCCAAGGGTTTTGTACAGTACGCATAATATTAAAAAGGGCCCTTAGGGCCCTTTTTATTGTACAAACTTCGTCAATGAGTTATGGTACTTTGTTAGCAGCTTCAGTGAACTACCACGATGCTAAAGCATCTGTGGCTTCGTATCGACCTTACTCCAATTATCCAACAAAGCTAACATTGCTTGTAATTGGGATCTCAACGTTATTTTTATAGATACGGACGTTCCAGCCACATCTTTGATTTTATTTAGTACCCTTTTTCGTTCGTTTACCACGATGCTATAGCATCTGTGGTTTGCACTCACAGTTGTTTTATATCAATTGTGCACAATCTTTTCGAAGCGTGATCTCTCCACCAGTCAATACACAATTATCAGCAGTACAAGCTTGATTTTCAAGTAGTTGAAATACTTGTTGTGTTGTCAAATCTGTTGCAACATTATTCTCTTCTAGTTCACGTTTAAAATCACCAATTGCACAATGTAAACAGTGGTTATTACACAAATAGCCTACTTTGATATCAGCTGTCGACGTCATTGAATATCATCTTTAATCAACACGGTATTAATAATCATATAACAAACATCAATCATATATTCACAACGACTGTACACTTCACTAATGAAACTACAGCATGTATCAATCATATATTCTCCTTTGATTTCATTAAACTATACCACAAGGTTGTAGTTGTATGCAACAAATAAGAGAGGTTGAACCTCTCTTAATAGTTACCCCAACAGATATTGGTATATTGATTTCATTCCTGGACACCCTGTATGATCATGCTTTAGCTGAAAACAATCGCCATTGCAATATTGGTAGTAATTGCATATCAAACAGTTGTTGTTCCTGAGTTGCTCTTGTTTGATAAGTTTATTGTCCACCCACTGAATTGCGTTGATGTTGTTAGGGGCATAACAAGCAGTGTTAGGGCATCCGCCAATTGATCCATCTGGATTAATAGTATACACAGTTTGCATGCATTTACGAGCTCGACACCCCAACATCTCGCCTTTAATACTCTGCTCAACCCCTTCGAAAATTGGAAACCGCAAATGCTGATATTCAGGCAATTTGCTGGTTTTAAACGCTTCAAATAACCACTGATCAATTTGTTTGTTGGTCGGAATCAGTGGGATCATATTTTTATTGACCAATATTGTCTGATTAACTGCGCGACCAGTATGAGTCAATCTCTCAAAATTAATTTGAGTAATTCCAAACTCAATCAAGTAATCAAATATAACTTCAGGCGTATATTCATTAATCAAAGCACTAGTCAAACAAATTGTGGGTTGGACAATGATTCCATTATTAGTTAATGTTCGAACATTATCTTCCCATTGAGTTAGTTGATGATTGGATTTGAAACGAATTACAGGATCCCAACTAGTCTGAATCATGCTGATTGATCGGCCACAATATGGTTGCATCAAGTTGAATAACTCAATGTGTTTATCATTTAACGCATATACCAGATTAGTTGTGATCGACCAATAAACATTTGATGCACATGTTCGTGTAACAACATCAAGCAAAACTTCAGGAGCCATTAAACATGGTTCACCTCCAAATAGTTGACAGTTTATATCATCTTCAGCATGATTGTGAACAAAATCATTGATCCACTGAACTGACCTATTGATAATACCATCTTCCATGGTATCATGGTTATGCATCATTTCATTAAAACAGTGATCACATTTCAGATTACACTTATTGGTTAATTTCAAGTATATCGTATAGTTCATTTAATTTTCTTCACAATTAACAGCACACCTAGCACATTGTTTATAATGTGTACACATATAACACTTTAACTGATTTTTCTGTTCTTTCTGTAGTATTATATTTCTCTGATATGCCTGATAAAAGGGACCTTGGTTGATGTTGCCTATTATTGGTGAATTGGGTAAAACGCAATGAGTAATTGTTTGATCCTCCCAAAACACTAATTGAGTTTTAGAGCACAGATCTAAAACGGGATAAATGTCAACGTAGTATTGGCTGTTTACATTTTGTAGATATCTCTTCGCTGTGTGTTCATCAAGTTGACATTTATTAATACTAAAATGTTGATGCACGCCACTAATCAACTCATCGTAGACATAATCATGCTTAGCATGTACATTGTTTGTCACAAAAACAGTATTATATTGTTTAAAAATATCATATAATTGATTATTATACTGTTTATCAAAAAAGACACATACGGAAAGAATTTCTCCAATATGTGTCTTTTCAAATTGTTTTAAAAACGTTTTTAATGAGTCGATTTGAGCCGGCTGATATATCGATTTTTGTTGAAATATTTTAAAATACGTTATTGGCATTCATTGTTCATTAAATTCGCAACCTTTTGATATAAGGTAATCGTGAATTTCTTTTTTCCAGCATATATTAAAATCAACGCAACCTTTGTAGCACACCAAACTGCAACATTTAAAATATTTACACGTCCAGCACATGTGAGAAAATGTATATTTTGATCGACGGGCTATGTAATCATCTGTACAGTATCCTATTTTGTTAGATGAAATATAAATTTCACCACAACGATATTCCGTCAGCTTTCCTAGTTTTAAATTGGTTTTTAGCTGTTGTACATCTTTGATGTTTGGATAATTGTTGATCAAATGTTTGAAAAAAACTACACACTGCTCAACAGAAGGAGCCCACTCATCCTTGCTGCCCAACCACAACGACATATCAATATATTCGCCCAATTGTATTTTAACTCTGGGGTTACTATACAGTTCAATAAAAGTATCAAAATTCTCACCGTGATTCATGATGGAATTGATATTTTTATTATGGTTGGTCATTATAACGTTAACGTTATATGTCTTGTCCTGTGACAAGAGATCATATACGTTATTCAACACTTTACCAACCATGTATGGCTTGGTGTAACGACCAACAAGATCAAATGACAAATCCAGTTTAATGTTATGTTTTTTTATTAGAGCATAAACTTCATTTGGTTTATCAAATAAAAAGTTGGATATTATTTGGAATTGACAGTTGGGCCCAACAAGTGGGCGCAATTGAGTGAAAAAATCGTCGTAAATGGAAATATCGATTTTTGGTAGAAAAATTTCACCACCAATTAACGTTAAACCAAATTTACCATCTTTTCTCATCAAGGGTAAACATTTACGTACCTTTTCAATATAATCAAAAAGGGTTTTGTGGTTATACTGAACCAGTGCTTTTGAATGCTCTGCGTTAGTAATACAGAACTTACATTTCATATTACAGTCATCAAAAGCATATATCAGGATACTATTAAACGGTTCTGGATGTTGGGCAAGAATAGCTATTTGTTCTTGCTCAACATTAGGCCAACTATTAATACTGTATAGTGGTATAATTTTCATTGTAATTTTTGTTCGATATATGACAACACATCGCGATCCACACAATAATTTTCGATGGGCAGATTGTCACTACAATGCATATTGCAAATCCCAAAATAGTTGCATGAGTGACACCCACGTGCCTTCATTAGTTTATAGCCATAATCGTGGTTATGACATTTCAAACATACTTCATGAATCCAATCGTTAGTGAATTCAATATTCACGCGATTGCACATATGATTACTTTTAGCTTTTTTGTTTTGCAAGCTACTAACGTAATTGTAGCACAGTTTGGGGTAGTTGTCAAACAAGTACTTTACAAATTCACCATATTGCGGTCTTGTCGTAGCGTACTTTTCGATATGGCAAAAGTCATTATACTCACTAACAAAGCATGGATAATTGTCGTATATTCTCATGAAATGGGAATAATACGGTTCTTTTTTATCATAGATTGTTTGAATCGCAGTTTTGGTGGCTATTGTGTTAACGCTAACCTCGATACCATTTTGAATCAGTGTGTCGACGTTATTATACCACAGATTAATTTGAAACTGTTTAGTAAATCTACCATCCAAATCGAAAGACGTAATAATCGATTTGTCTTTTCTTCTATTAATAAAGTCAACGACTCGATGAATTTTTCTTGTGATTAAGTTGGATATTATACACAGTTCACATTCGATCGAATGGTCGTCACATAAGTTTTCAATTCGAGTTACAAAATTTTCAATGAAATTCACTTGTTCATCTGTTAACTTATCCATGAACAATTCACCACCTTGTAGGTGAAAATAAAGACTTTTACAATCATTTTCATTTACAATTTTGTGAATATAATCGTAATATTTGTCAAATCGAGTGGGGTCGAATTTACTACGGTTTTTAACCGTTTCACAAAATTGACAGTTTAAATTGCAATCTGTGAAAGGAACAATATCTAGAGATATTTTATTTTGAATAATATTAGCTCGAATAGGAATTATCATAATTAAATCTTTCGTCTATTCAATTCATTATATATTAGTTTTTTCCAGCACACATTCATGCCTGCCATCGCTCTATAACAAATTTTCGAACAATATGCATAGTGATCGCAGGTTAAACAATGCATTTCGTTAATAAACTGTTTTTTGTATTCGAAAACATGCTTATCGTTTAGAGTACTGTAGCACTCATGAACACCTCGTTGTGTAATGTAAATTTCATTACATCTTTTGTCTTCTTTTTCGATGTGCTGTTGACTAATGAAATTGGATATTTTTGGATATTTGTCAAGTAAGTGCAAATAAAAATCAGCCAATTGTTGGGAATTGTTTGAATATTCTGGAACGTTTTTTTTTGGCAGATAATCCCCTATAACAATACTACACAAAGGATCATTATACAAACGCTCAAATGCTTCATAATTTTGTCCCTTGTTCATAATTGCTTCAATATTTGGTTTATGGGCCGTTATACAAACACTCAAAGACTGCTGATTTCCTATAGGCCTCGTTTTAAAAAAATCGATGTTACTCAATACTCGAGGGATCATATATGGTTTGGTGTATCGACCAACCAAATCAAACGACGCATTGATGTATACATTATGCTTTTTAAGCAATTTGTATACGCGTTCAGCATCTTTGAATAAGAAATTCGAGAACGTGTATAGTCTAGCCTTAGAATAAGGCTTAATTAAATGGTTGACCTTTTCAAAAAAAACGTCATAAACATCGTAATTGTATTTGTCTTGGAACAGCTCTCCACCTAGCACAGAGATTCCAAAATCACCATCTTCTACCATACACGGCAAGCACTGCTCAATGTCTTTGACCATTGATAGTATTTTTTGCTCATCAAAGTGGTATTCGTGTTGGTCATTATTGTTGCAGTTGCCACAAAATTTACACTGAAGATTGCAATCTTGAAACAGTTCAACCATAATGCTATTGGCTTTGTGGTTATATTGTTTCAAAATGGGGATAATGTTAATTTTTTGAGTTTTCATTTTCTAGAAAATTATACACTTCATGAAGATAGCAAGTTTTGGAATTATAAAATAAACGATTGCACGTGCCATTACAATATGACATATGCCGACAAGTTGGACATTGTTTATTGCTTATAAAAGATTGACGAACCTTTTCCATATCACAACATTCCCAATATATTTGTGATGATATTGCGACTCCATGCATGCAGTGTGGGGTTGCATTGTGTGTGTTATAAGATTGTATTAAGGACTCTATAATAGATAGATTTGGGTATTTTTTAATGCAATATTTGAAAAAGTTAATTATTTGTTGATCGTTTGGTAAAAACGCATCTGTTATTGTAGATGATCGTTTGACAATCCCTTCTTCAGGCAACAGTGTTTCTGGGTCGTAATAATCAATGGATATATTATAGGAATTATACAAAGAATCCCATTCCTCATGAAGATCATTAGTTTCAGATGTCACAATGTCAATTAGTTGTGTTGTTAATATGGTTGCTATTGACACTGGAATGTTATTGTTTTGCAATTCGTCTACATTTTGTTTAAAAATGTCTTTTTGCCGTTGCTTTGTAAAACGACCATAAAAATCATAACTACATCTGAATTTTAAGTTCCATTTTTTTGCAAGACTAACAACGCGGTGTACATTGTGATATACTGCATTTGTGCTAATATCGATATAGTATTGAATATTACGTTTTATGCACTGGTTGCTGATTTGATGAAAAAAGTTATCATACTGTTCAAAAACGTCGTCGCCAAATTTGTCCTGAAAAAGTTCACCACCAAATATTTTAAAATATACACATTTTGGGCACACATGGTCTAATACACTAATAATGTTTTCCAATCGTCGTTGTAACCCATTATAAGAAAACTTTTCAAGCTGACGATAACGATCTCCGCAAAACTGACAACGCAAATTGCAGTCAGTGAATAGGGATACTATAATTTCAATACTATCTTGAGGCTTACGATTATTAGCAGTAATGTAATTGATGGGAATTATTTTTTGTTGTGTTTTAGAACATTTTTTATCCAACATTCTTTAATATCCTGTTTTGAAAGCTCACACCAACATTGTTTGCCGCAATATGCGTTATATTCACAATATAAGCATCCTAACATATTATAGCATTTTGTCATATTGTTAATCTTGCTTTCATTGTCACACCGTCGGTATTTGATAATATTGCTGTCAATTCCAATACAATCAACACAGTCAAAATCAACATGTTGATTTTGAGTTATCGAAACAAGCTTTCGTACTAGTGTTGTGTCTGGATATTCACTCCACAAATAATTGACAAATTGTTCCATCAATGTTGATGGAACTTGATATATGTTATTGCCAGTATTTTGCCATATAACAAAATCACAACTGAAATTTTGATAAAGATTGTACCATAACTTCACCAACGGATTTGATTTTTTGAATATAGCATCAATATTGAGCTTGTGGGCAACGGTATCAATTGTCACTATAAAACCGAGTGATTTTAATAGAAAAACATTTTTGTAAAAAATATCAACTTGTTCTTTTGTTTGAAATCTACCTTGAAAATCAAACGATGTATTAATAACTATATCTTTATGATTTTGAAGAAAGGACGCCAGTCTGTCAATTTTTTTAACTATCAGATGTGTGGTTATCTGATAGTTAGCTGTTTTGTGATATTGATTGATTAACTGTTTGATCCTACAGATAGCTTCACATATTAAAGCAAATGTGTCACCATCGTATCTGTCTTGGAATAGCTCCGTGCCAGTAATATTAATGAATAGATGATTTTGTTTATTAGCTTGCAACACTAATTCAAAATTGTGGAGGCAGTTGTCGATACGTTGTTTGATGTTGTCTCGTGGCAGATTAATATTCGGACAGAAAGGGCAATTTAAATCACATTGATCAAATACCAATTCAATAGCAATATTTTTAATCTTATTTGATGACAGTGAGGGAGTCATCAAAATTTGGCGTTTGTCTAGATACCCAACTTTCATAATAATCAAAAAAGTTTCTAATATAACATTCACTATTTGTGCTAAATTCACGAAAACATGTTTGTCCACAATAGTGCCAATGCTTACAGTTTAAACATTGTTTATTAATAATGGTTTGTTGATAGCATTGATGCCTATTACAACAATGCATTTTAATTGTTTGTGGGGTAATAATTATTCCATGAGAACATGTTCTGGATTTGGATTTTGTCAGATATCTATTAATCAAATACTGAACATTGATTATTTTTGGATAATGTTCAAGACAAAAAGCAAATAAAGTAAAAAGATCCTGTTCAGTTACTTCCCACAACGTACCCTTCCCATTTTCAAGAAAATTAAACTCTACTAAATTTGCAGAATATATTGATTTCCAATGTGGATCATCATTCAGTATTGATTCGATATTTGGTTTGTGGGATATTATTTCAACTATTGGCTTTTTATCGAGTATTTCATTTAGTTTATTGAGATTGTTGTGCCACAATAGCAGTTGGTTGGAAGATTTAAATCTTCCAACCAAATCATACGATAAACACACCTTGTCTAAATCTTTGATAATGCCAATAACATCATCATTAATAAACATTGCGTTTGTGGTTACTGATATGGTTGAAGATATCTTTCTGCGCTCTAATATGGTTTTGATACTATCAAAAAAATTTTTTAATTGTTTCCAATATGACCTTTGAAATTTGGATTGGAAAAGTTCGCCTCCAATAACTGATACACTGATGTGTGGAGCAAAGTTGTGTGCTGCTATAACATTTTCAAAGTCGTTTAACACTTTGTTAATGTTGTTTGTAGTCATTTTAACACCGTTGTAGCAGCTGTGTCTTTGAAAACAAAAATCACACTTCATATTACACTCGCCAAATAATGATATCATTATTTGGCTTCTCATATTATTTGTGTCATCATACTGATTTATAAAGTTGATCATATATTTTTTGATAGATTAGTCGATCAAAGCAATTATACTGTATTTGATCAGTTGTGTCTATTTTATAAACACCAGCGGTACTACAGCACGTGTAAAAAGGACAAGTTAGACAATATTTGTTATTGTAGTTTCGTTCTCTATTAGTCAAATCCCGAAATCTTACTTTTTTGTCAACAATTGACAATGAGTGGATTACACCGCGATAGTGATTAATAGAATCGTGATGCAGGATCCTATGTCGCATATTGCTGAACTCAGTTAGATTGGGATATTTGTCAATCAGTTGATAATACACTTTGTGGTATAATTTTGGCTCAACGTACAATGGAGATGATGTTAGACAATTATTGTAAAACATAACCGTAGACATGTTAATATCATCATCATACATGCGATGAAAATTGTGTTTGAGCGAATTATCAACAGTGTCCATTAACACGTCAATGTTTTGTTTGTGAAGAACAGTAGCCACATTGAACTTGATGTTTTTTTCTCTGAGAGTGTATACATTCTTTATAAAAGTCTCAACTTGCCAAGGTTTGGTGTATCTGCCTACAAAGTCATAACTAGTTTGAATATAAGCATCATGGTCTAACGTTAGTTGAATTAAACGGTCAATATTCCGATAGACCAAATTGCTCACAATAGTGATTTGCAGTGTTTTGCCAAATTCTTTTTTTAATCGTTCAAAAAAAGAATTATAATGCTTGATATATTCATCACTAATTCTATCCTGGAATAACTCTCCACCCATCAAAGATAATTTGATCAAATCATAGTCGTGTGATGACAAAATTGTTTTAATTATTTTAAGTGCCCGATTAAAATAATTGTTGATGTAGTTTAATTCATATATTTTGTTGGTTTCATGAATTCGATTTCGTCGGTGACGTTCATGGCAAAACGAACATTTTAAATTACATCCTAGAAAGGGTTTAATATCACACAAAAGAATATTATTCACCTATAGACCACCTCTGCAGTGCCTCAAAATTTTTATCTGCATATCTTCTGTATATTTCAAATAAAACCATCAAATTGATGATTGGTTTTTCACTATACGAAAAAACAACATCTCCATAATAATGATCACGAATGCCCAGTTGATAATCAATGATGGATATAGCATCAGTCTTTTTCAATTGTAGCAATAATTGAACATAGCTATCGTTATTCAAAATATCAGAATCGGGCAGTGATAGCCAACTAGACTTTTTGGAGTTTTTATTAATCCAATTCACAAAATCTAAAATTTTTGGCACCAAAACATCATACTCGTAATTTTGAAATTCGTGTAGTAACGTATTATCAAAACACTTTTTCACAATATCAACCGATGGATTTGTTATATCATCACACAATGGTTTGTTCTCAATAACAAAAACATTGTTCAAAACAATATTAATCAATTCATATATGGTGTCCTGACAATGCCTAAGAATACATTTACGAAAGATGTCAATAAGATTTTGGTTATACTTTTGTTGTCCACATAATAATGAAGCTATTTTGTACTGGTTACTCAAGCTCATACAACACACTTTATTAAATGAAGCATCACGACACACATGGTTTTGCTCAAACTTTGCATTAAATGGTGCAAAGTCTTCGATACAAATCCATTTATTGTTAGACGATTTGATAAAGTTGTTATTAATGTTATATGAATCTATAGATGTTTTATACAAAATGTATGCGTCATGATTATTACAATACGGCAAATGTTGTTTAATGTAGGCGATAATCAGGTTTGTATAACCTGCTGGTGAGCAGTAAACATGATAATGTTTACAATGTTTGCTAATATCATATAATCTGTATAGATCATCAATTGACACATTACCATTGATAATTTCATGATATCCATTTGCAGCTTCAACAAATGGATGTGCGATTAGACTATTGTAAAGATGAAACATATTTTCTGACATTATCCATAGAAGTTTGCACCGTCGAACAATGTTCACTCAGTGCGTTGTGATTAAGAATACTCAAGTTTGATTTTGTAATGGGGCATGTGTTGCAAAAATCAACACAATCACACATGGCACATTGCGGACAGACCAAAGCTCTCGATGTTATAACGGTGCTTGGATTAAACATCTCCACACACGTTTTTTGTTGGCCCATATTATCAAAACGCAATATGCGTTTTTGACAATCTTTTACTCCAAAAGAACAGTACTGTTCTTTTGGAGTATTTGTAATTAATCGATACAATTGACGAGAATTTATTTCATATTGATACAACCCATTGGTGATAATGTTTGAATATATCTTCAACATATCACTATAAGGAAATGCTTTGTTATTCCTTCCGCCAACACGTGCACGTTGCAAAGAGCATGTTGTTTCTAATTTTTTTGCCAACAAGCAATGATCTAGTGCAGTACAGCAATTATCATGATCAACAACACCAATAAATGATGGAGTTTTGTTAACAACGTCCTTAAAGGTTGACATTATCTTCACAAACATTGATTCACCAAACACTGTTCCATCAAGCAATACTCGTTTGTTGCCATATTGAAAGCTGGTGCATATATTATATCTTTTAACGACATCATACCATTTGGTTTGATTTTTATACCAACTCCACAAATTGGACGTAATTGACAGTTCCGTATCCAGGTTGTGTTGATCGACATAATCTGAAATTTTTGTAAAAATAAGGGGGGAGATTGTTAAAGGATCTCCCCCCTCAATATTAATTTCTATGGGATTATATCGTTTTATAAGACCAATAACAAACTCTGATGTTAGTGTGTTGGGTTTAAGATTTGATGCACTACAAAATTTGCATCCGAAATTACATTTATTTGTAATCTGAACGATTATTGTGGGTCTTATCATTTTCTTATACATACGTTATGATGAGCCATCATAACGTCTCAACATATTTCGAAATGTGAACTACCACGATGCTAAAGCATCTGTGGCTTCGTTTCGATCTAATTCCAATTATACAACAAAGCTAACATTGTAGGCAATTGGGATCTCAACGTTATTTTATAGATACGGGCGTTCCAACCGCATCTTTGATTTTATTTAATACCCTTTTTCGTTCGTTTACCACGATGCTAAACCATCTGTGGTTTGCACTCACAATTGTTTTATATCAAAATCACCGCAATGAGCTACCATAGTGCTTTAACATCAGCGGCTTCATGTTTATAGACAACCTTTGGATCGCCAGTTGATTTGCTTCTTCTAATGATCCAGTGAGGCATATCCACACACGTTTTTCAATATCAATCAAAGTATTTTTAATCCTATTTGGATCCCACATTCTATACTTCTTGTATGAACATGTCTTGTATATGTGTGGCATTGGTAAGAATGTATGTCATAAGAAAAGGATTAATTCTATCTGGGGACATATCCAAGTGTGGCAACATTTTGTTTTGCTGTACAAAATCGTTTATACATTGAATATATTCGTGTATATCATCCCGTTGAAGAATGTTATACATTTTTTGCAAATGATCTAAACATTGCTTACCAGAAGCATAAGCACTCATAAAAAACACATTCTTGTACAGTATGTCAACAAGATTTTGATCATCAAGAATGTTATTCTGTATAACATCTTTAATCGGTTTGGTAATAGTTTTTTTATGATCTGTTGCTTGTGGTTTAAACAAGAATTCTTGCTTGTTTAAAATTGTCTCCAAATTTTGATCAAAATCATTATCAACCAAAGCAAATGCGTTTAAAACATATTCTTGCTGGATCCCGCGGTATACAACATAAAACAATGATGATAAAAATTCTCGAAGGGTTTTTTTCAAACCATCTTCGTCAACAGAATGACCGATTAAAAAATTGGCCAACTTATATTCAGTCGAAATGTATGGTTGAAAATTTTCAACCAACCAAGTACGATCACCAGTAAAAGTGGTCTTTTCAAAAAGAGCAATAAACTGATCTTTGCTTAATTTGGCAACATCACTATAAGAAATGCTATTATCAATCAGTTTAACTGATTCTGTTTGGTATCTCAAATAATGAAAGAAAATATAAAAATAATCTAATGATAATTTGTATATCATCCATGCATGTTGGCTAGTGATCTTTGGGAAAATCAATTTAAGCGTCTTTGCTACCAAAATTGAATACGTATTTTTATCTGCAAAAATACCATACTTTTTTGTTCTATTTTTTAAAATGTATTCAAAAAAATGCTGATCGTCAGAAAACCGTTTTCCGTCTCCAACAATGGAATCGTATGAAGAACTGTAGATTTCAAAATATCCGTCAGAAGTGAAGAGCTGTATTACATCTGGTAATTCAGAGAAATCATAATCATCAAACTTTGTTAATGCAATAATGTTATTTTTTATTCCTCCTGCGATGTAAAAGTCAGGGGCTAATAAAATATTGTCAAATATATGAAACATTATTTGATTTCCTCTAGTGATATGATATCATCAAAAAAAGCAGCAAAGTAATTGTTTGAACTAAGCAAATATTTGTTCAAATACTCTCCAGAAAACATAGCGTTTTCGAATTGTGGTTTCAAATACTTTATTCTGTCTTGTTCAATTGTTGAAAATAAAACAATACTTTGTTCAAAACCAAAAAGATTTACAACCACTTGTGGTACAAAATGAGGATCATCGACTACAGGGTATAATTCGCTTAGCGGCTGTTGATCGATTAGCTTGTTTAGCTGCATTTGATATGCGAGATATAGCAAAGAAGAATCTACAAAAACATTGATATTTTCAATTAAATTCTGATGTTGTGCAATGTATTCTTCAGCTTGGGTGTTGTTAAACATGGAAAAGCTCTTGCAATCAATCCCTCGTGAGGTGCAGATGACATGGAGAAGAGTGTGATCCAATATTTTGCACGAAAACACACGATTTAATTTGAGATATTGGTCAAATAAATCACATTTTTCACCATACGTTAACTCGTTTGGATCAAAATCAATATCCAACCCCAAGTTGCTGACATATATCAAAAACTTATCTTTAAGATTGCTAATGCTACTGGCAATCTTAATGTTAAAATGCTGACGTTCATTTTGTTGTAGAAGATTCCATACTACAGAATCTTCAAAAGGTAAAACACACTTACTCATCGACGAGACCTTGAATGGTTAGACCAATTATCATGTTTACTATACTCGTATGTAATTCTGTTACGAGCTTTTGAATTCCACGAATTTAATAGTGAAGAAAAATACGGTAAAGAAGCCAACTGCCCTTGTGTAACATCAATTGATGGTGAGAATGATTGAGTATAAGAATCATTTAATGCACTGATTTGTGTGCCTGATGTGGATGTTCCATTAGCAGCTGTATTTCCATATATCTTACGTACCCACTGAAATTCACGAACACGAGTATAACTTCGAGCCAATGACACACATGCACTAATCACCTGTGATGCAGTTAATATCGATCCAGAGATATTGTCAGGGCCCATGTAACTGAGATATGAAGATCCCATATATGTGCTACCAATGTTGATTGGGCAATCAGGAGGTGTAGGATAATTTCCAGAATGCCACACAATCCTATTTGAAATGTAACTACGCACTCTGGAATTAAAATTGTCAGCAAAACTTGTCTTTGCGGCTAAGACCATGATTAAATCCTATAATATCAACATTACTTAAATGATTGTTGAAAGAAATGTCGTATTTCAAATATTTGAAATACTCTGTATTTTTATATATTTCATATGTTGAACGAGCTCCATTAATCATAGTCCAACGTTGAAGAGCTGGATCTAGACCATGGAAATAACGTTTTAACTTGATAACTTTATTATCAACTACCGTTATGCCAAAATGAGCTATTTGTGATGCTGTAGTATTTTGTGGAATTGGCGGCATTGACATATCAAAATACTGATATATCATTTCGACATTACTTGATAGTGTATAAAAATAATAATCAAAAATATTGTATTTGTCTGGATAGAACCCTACCCCAAATTCAAGAGCAGGCCATGATGTAGGAAAATTATGTATGATTGTTTTTACAAACTCCAATTCTTGGATATTATACTTTTTGTATAGTTTATAATATACACCTTCATTATGCAACTTAATAGCATAAAAATCTAACAAATCATTACTAGCACACAAAGGGCAGCGACCACATATTGTAAACGTGCTGCAGTCGTGAGTATACGAAATTCTGTCTTTAATGTGAAAACCTACTAACTCAATATCTTCCACATTGACGCTTACCAACGATTGAATCAAACGCATAACGTGTGGAATCGATTTTTTATCATATGATCTGTAGCTCTTTTCAATACGACACATATTATCTACCTGATATTCTATGACGTCAGGTGTAATTTGCTCACAATATTTGATCATACGAATTAACGATCCTTTTGTTTGAGAATCTCAAACAAAAAAAAAAAAATAATAAGCCGTATTACTATACAGCCTATTGTTATCTCCATCGATGCTTTAAGCATCGATGGCATATGCTTCATTAACAACCCTTGGATCATTGGTTAAGTTACCTCTATTAATGATCCAGGAAGTTGGTTTCCACACACTCAGTATTGTTTGAATAATTGTCAATCACACCAACGCAAAATGGGTTGAACAAAGCACCAAGCGCTCACCATCTTCGAGAGCAACTGCGATTGGTTGTGTTGAGTTATTATCAACCATTGCGACCCCTGGATGTTGTGGATCAAGAACTAGTCGATCAAATTTTTCAACTACCCCATTGACACGCACCTTCACTCGGCCGGCTAGAGCAATTGGCAAACCATTTTCGAGACCGCTATTCATCAAATAAGCAGGCTTTTCAGACACAACTGCATTAACCGTGGAGGTTGCAACTGTAATCTCTTCAGAGCCACCAAACTGGACAAGCGTTCCCGGCTCATATGCTTTATCAGATTTATAAAGCTCTGCCAAGTCAGCCCAGTTTGCACGTAGTGCTGTACCGTTAATCGTATTAACGAATGTTTTCGTGCCATTGATGGTTTCATTGCCTGTTGTATGAACAACACACGTTGCTTGGGCGACCCATTCAGTGTTAGCAATTCGATTGCTTCGATCGTTAGCGTCTGGTGTTGAGCATGTTGGACTTCCCGTGAAAGTTGGGCTGTTAATTGGAGCATAATATTGGTGAATAACGTTGCCCAATTGATCCTTTACAGCACTATCAGCACTGGGGCTGCCTGGGGCGGTAGTCGCATAGCCCTTATCGTTTTCTAATTGACTGACCTTAGTTGGGATGTTGCTAATCATGGCAATTGGAATACCACCACGCTTTACACCATCATGCAACCAAAGGTTTTTCTGTGATTTATCAAATACGAGTTCACCTTCCCTGCCTAGGTATGCTTGCACTTTTGGCGAATCCCCGCGCAATAGCTGAAGGTGGTATTGTTTAGTAGCCATTGATGTAATCTTGGTATTTTATACGTTTACAAAGTTATTTAACTTTATGTTCCAGATATTCATAATACATTTTAACAAAACAATCAGAACTATTGCTCATGATTCGAATGCAAAGATGACAACAAACGTTTTATACTGGCAACTAAAACGTTGCAAAAAAAAAAACACTTTAAATTGCATTTTCTTGTCAATATTAACGTTATTTCTTCAATATTATTCACAGCTAATTTCAATTACATTTTTATCAAAAAGATACTGTACAGATCCAACCAACAAAGTCTTTGCTACCATTTGTTTATTGATACAGTGTCTGGAATCGAATTTATCTTCGCTAACAACGGGGCAGCTGCCAGCACACGTATTATACGCGATGCAACTATCATTACACAACTGACGCGAATCCTTCATATGCATAATTGATTGCTTTTTGTCAAAAAAATAAATTGGTTGAGTGATATTACCTAGCTGATGTTGGGCATTTTTACTTTCAGTGTGACAACGAAGAATATCACCGTTGTAGTCGACAACCAATTTGTGACTACCATAGCATGTGCACCCCGCCAAATGTTGATAACCCAATCCTTTGATAAAATTATCAATATCATGCCACACACCATATTGTCGTCCACCCATTGGGTTAACAACTTTCATTAGATCCAGAAAGCTTTCCATAAAGACTTGCTGTTGTTCTTCATTAAATGGGGTATTCACTTCATTGATATTATAATTGAAACAATTTACTACACCTTCTGGAATAATATCGATTGTAGGAAACCTTTCATACAAATAATTCCACAAATTTCGAAGATCACAGTTATATTTTGTTATAACAGGATGAAATGTAACCATTTGATATTCAGCAGCCAATTTAATAGCATCGACGATTTCAGGATCATCAAAGATATCATCCTTGTTACGAACGATTGTTTGAGCGGGCCCGTCATGACTGATCTGCAACCGGACACCATACTTGTGCAAAGTCTTTATCTTTTGTTCTGTCAAAAGACTTCCATTAGTGGTCACAAACACATTAAGATTGGGCCATATACGTTTAATGTGAGGAAGAATACCTTTTATTGTTTTCCAGTACAACAGAGGTTCTCCACCCCAAAGTTCAATAAACTGACCCACATGAAAATCATGGTCAATCGACTCTAAAATTCGAATCCAATTGTCAATATCTTGTTTGCCTGTTGCCCTATCGTGATTCAAACGTTGACTGCAATAAAAACAGTTATAGTTGCAAGCATAGCCCAATACCAATTGTAAACGCTGAATAACCTTTTTGTTATTATTTTGGGGAGGGGGATTAAAATTTAAAGGGCACCCTGTAATTGGTTTAGGTTTTTGATATGCTTCAATAAAATCATTTTTGTTGTTATCATACCTAACAATGGTACTATCATCACATACAAGATTAAAAATCATATTGCACAAAATTAAATAATATTAATCCACAAAGTTTTATCGTTATGGCCAACCACTTCATTGCTCATATCCAGGCCACAAATCCAAAATGCTTCGTTGTGGCTAAAAACCAAGCAAAAGTATTCTTTGCAGACCCTGAAGCTGATATTGTTAATCCAACATTATATAATGGTGATAAAATTGAGAGGATTAACGATGTATATCTTAACAAATCTACCGATACAGTTGCTGTAGAGACAACTCCTAATGAGGTCGAACTTCGACAAAATTGTCGTGTAGTATCAATGATGGTTGATAACAATACACCTAGTTTGATGGTAATTGAATGATAGTTAAACAAATCAAATTCAAAAGGGGCAGCACAACCGCATTAAACAATTACACAGGTGAAGCTGGTGAAATTGTTGTTAACACAACCACAAACAGGATCCATGTAATGGATGGTACTACCAAAGGTGGAACCCCCCAAGCATTGACTGTAGATAACCCAACATCGCTAAGTAAGCTTACTAATGATAGTTTGATTACTAAAAGTCAATTAAATAAAGTTGGCCAACTGACAGACGATATTGGGCATTGGAATAAAACTACTTTGACAAAAATTAGTCAATTGCAGAACGATTCCGGGTTTATCAACAGCTACTGTACTCATTGTACGTATTGTACGAATTGTAGTTAACTACCATGAAAATACTTTTAAAAAGAGGAACTACATCAAAGGTTAATGATGCATCACTCGATTCAGGTGAAGTTGCAATTGATACGACGACTAAAACTTTAACGTTGGGTACTACTGTTAAAAAGCATACAGTACAAGCATCTAAAGTTGCAACAAAAACATCACAACTTTCTAACGATATTGGAGCGTATGCTAGTGGTTCACTAACAAAAATTAGTCAATTAACTGACAATGTGGGTTATTGGAAAAAAAGCGATCTAACTAGAGTTAGTCAACTGACTAACGATAGTAGCTTTAAAACAGGATATTGTAGTTATTGCACTTATTGTCAACAATGTAACAATTGTCACAATTGCAATACAGTTAATTGCACCACAGTTAACTGTACAACGATTAATTGTAATACTGTTGACTGTAATAGGTGTAATGAACAACGATGTTCATATGAAAAGTGTCAATGTAATTGTGAGTGTAACGATAGTAACGATTAAAAATGGTATATCAACGAATTATTAGAAATCCTGTTTACAACACTGGTTGGGATCAAACATCAGCCATTCGTGTCATAGTTGATACTGACAACATTTATATCAGTATCTTGCGTGATATTGATTTTGAAGGCTATTCCTTGAGCGAATCATCTGTATTAATTGACAATAGTGAATTGATGGAGCCAAAATCACTATTGAAGTATAGAATTAATCCAGCGAGACCAAAATTTTCCAATCATTTCGTTTTTGATGGAAGAACGTATGCCATTTTTAATGATGTCGTGATTAATAAAAATCATCCATCTATTCAAAGTCTATGGGTCCCTGGGTCAATTATATGCGCATTATTCAACAAATCAGGTCAAACAATTTTAAAAGCTCGTGATGAAATAACTGTGTATAATCACGGAAACGCTTTGCAAATAAAAAGAGATTATCCACAATATCAAAATTTAATTCGTATATACGTTACCGATCAAACCAAAGATATGACACGCTGTCATATCTCAATTACTACTAACGCTCCAGATCGTGTATTTTCGAATGTAAATTTTGATCGTATTGATTCATGGGATCAAGAAAATGCAAAACATCGAGCCGATTTTGAATATCAATATATGTTAAAGTGTCGTCAAGACACTATCAATAGCGGATCAATCACATGGATGGATTTTTATGTAATTGATCCAGAAACAAATCAACCCGCGAACATTAGCTATGATGGCTACATTATAGAACCAGTGTGTGGTTATGCTCCACATCGTCGTGTTAAGGTTACTAACGGTGTAGGATCTTTTAAGGTTGTTGCATTAGCCTTGGAAACCGGCGATACTATTAGAATGAAAGTGCGCACTCCGTCATATAGTTCTTTGGCAGAGTGTGAAGTTCCTGTGGTGTGAAATATGACAACAATTATTTTAAAACGTGGTACCACTACCAAAGTTAATCAATATGCTGGCCCAGCCGGCGAATTGATTGTCGATACAGATAAAAACGTTATTAAGGTGCAAGATGGTGCCCAAGCGGGTGGCCACGAAGTATTGACGAGTGATGCTCAGGTAACAAAACTAAGCCAGTTAACTGACAAAGATAACATCTGGACGAAATCCAATCTACAACTTGGAAATCTCACAAACGATGTTCAAATGTGGAAAAAGAATGAGCTGACCAAAGTAAGTCAGCTCAATAATGATTCAGATTTTAAAACAGGATACTGTACATATTGTTCATATTGCAGCAATTGTAGTAGATGTAACGATATTAGATGCAATAATGTCAATTGTAATCAAATACAATGCAACAATATTCAATGTAATACAGTTAATTGCACCACAGTACAATACCACAACGATTCTAACCACACCAACGACTAACAACGCTGTATATTAACAACAGGCATTCTGACTATATCATACACAGTTGCAGCAAATATGACAGTTCCAAATGCAATCTTATTGGCACATGTGTGCTGAAAATCAGATCCAGAAGCTAATGGACAAGCTCCCCTACAAATATTAAGTGCTATGCAATCATAGCACTTTTTTTGTATTGGCACTAATTTAAGTTCACCTTTGTATTTTGTATAATTGTGACATGCACTACGATTAAAATGCAAATCAATGACAATAGCATTTTTTGTACTTACACAACAAAATGGATAATCCACAGATTGTTTATGTTTCAGTAAATGCATCTTGAATCGATTGATTCTCCAATCAAATGCATCGTGAAGCTTATCCACATTATTCAAACAATAATCAATAAATTGACGATTTTGTTCTGGACTTAAAATTCCCCTCCCATTAAGAGATAACATAGGGTTGCATGATACAAAAACATCGCCCAAACGATTTTTAATCAAATCAACACTTTCAAATAGGTGCGTAATGTTGATATCATTAATAACAACATTAACCATCCCCTTAATAATCATTTGTTGTTGCACAAACCGATCAAACATGTATTTGATCAATTCAACTTTGTGAGGATCACTTAAAACGTCTTCACCACGACACACTTGCCCAACACCGTCATGGCTAAACACTACATTGATTTGATGTTGAATAAAAAATTCAACATTAACATCGTTAAGCAAAACACCGTTTGTAATAATTGTTATTCTGGTGTCTGGATACCTTTCTCGAAGAAAAGGTATTAGCTTATAAAGATGTTTGATATAAACCAACGGTTCCCCGCCCCACAACTCAATTTCATCAAACGACTGATTAGGAAAATGTTGATCAAAATATTCAATAAAATAATCAACATCTTTTAATGTGCCATCAATTGACTGACTATTATACTGCTGACTACAATACGAACATTTAAAATTGCATTTAGTACCCATCATAACTCGCAATGCATTCTTAGGGGCATATAAATGAAAATAATCAGGACCATTATAAACAAACACAGGATTACCATTTGGAAACACCAATGTTTGTTTTAAATTATCATAATACATTTTAACGTATTGTTGATATTGTGAATCGTAGCAAACAATTTCAAAAGTAGCCATTAGTTTAGATAATAAGGAATATTGACAAAATCGAGATGATCGTATGAACCATGAGAGGTTTCAATCAATTCTTTCTTTGGACGAATAACACGTCCTTCAATTCGATAAGGAAGCAACCCCGTCATTTGAATAATTGCAGCAATCATCAACCCTAGACAATAATAATATTTGGTTCTACACGTTTCACTAAAATAGTTGCCTGACTCAAACAACCCACATGTACCTTTGCACAATCCAATTACAGGACAATTCTGACAACATTCACGAGTTCGATAATCAACAAAAGCATCATCTTGAATATTATTTTGATCATACACCCAACCCATTGAGTATGGATCATGAGCAAAGTTTTGACACCTAATTACACGACCATTTAACCCAACAATTAAAGCCCCAACATCGCGCGCGCTGCAAAATGATCCAAACGCTTGATCCTTATTGCTACATTGGCCATAATCATAAAAATCACGAATAAACCGTTTGAAGTTTCCAGGAGCATCATCTGTAAGAATGCATGATCTGATGATATTTGGCACAAGGATGTTCATCATATCATCATCTGGAATTGTATAATACTGGCCATTACCAACACCCCCAACAACGTAAAAATTCACCTTAGCTGGACGATGGAAGTGTTGACGAAAATATTGCACAACTGCAATAGGATTCAATGATTTTTTATTCATTGTGGCATGAAACTTAAACGATGCCCAATACTTTTTGTATGATGGATTTTCAATAAGTTGATACTGATCAAATAACCATTCCAATACACCAACTTTACTGGGATCAAGAAGAGGGTCTTCACCTCTCTCAGATTGTCCCGGTCCATCGTGACTAATCGTCAAAGCACATTGGTAATCCAACAACATTTGTGCAAAACTATCGTTAATCAATGATCCATTGGACAACATTCCAAAAGCACATTCAGGCCATTTTTCGCGGCATTGTGGAATCAATCTCTGAAGTAGTTTATAATATACACCAGGCTCACCTCCTCGAAAGTCAATAAATTTTGGAGGGTGTTGCATCCATTCACCAGCATGATCAATGAAATAATCAACATCTTTCATTGAACCTAGATATGTTGCGCTGGAGTTGACTCTATCTGTAGAGGTGCCCTCTGCACAATATTTGCAATGGAAATTACATTTGGTTCCAATCATCAGTCGTAGCCCATCAAACTCAACTGAACCTACTTTATTGGTTTTGAATTGACGTGTTGGAAAACGATGTTGTTCAAATAAAGGAATGTTATCATTATCATATAACATCCCGGTCATATTATCATATTGCAAATCAATTTGCTGATGATCTTGACTATAACATTTAATTTTATACAATGCCAT